ATTGTTTCCGTTGGTTCATGAACCAACCAATAAGAAGGAAGCCAATACTGTAGTAACGCTGGCTGATGGTTTTACAGAAACCACCAGGGAAGGGTTACCATCCTATGATCTCAAGATCATCACCGACCTTTACCAGGTAACACAATTGCGTAAAGGAAACAACAGGCGTACCCGCTATGCATTCATCGATGATAAGCTGCAGTTTCTTGCAACTTTTAACAGCGATGGAGAAGTAGTGGGAAGGTCCGGTAAATTCTTTACTGATGGTATCGATGCCAAAGGCTATGATAAAGCAACCGGCGAAACAATGATCGCCATACAGGCTGAAAACGCTTTTGAAACATTTGATCTGCCTGCGGTAATTCAATTGTCAAAAGATCCATCGTTCCTGTTTAAATCACTATTGGATATCTACCTGTATGAAAAAGCAACTGCTACTGCTATATCTGCCGTTGGTGGTACTGCAGCTACAAGAACAGTAACTATTACAGCGATTGGGTCTAATGGAGATACCATTGATGTGCTGGATGATAATGGAGACAGCATTTCCCAGGGGCCTTGTAATAAAACATCTTCTGAAAGCACCGCAGCTTTGCTGGCTACCAAGCTGGCATTAGCCATTACACTGGGTACAACCGGTTACAGTGCTGCTGCGGTTGGTGCAGTGATTACCATTACGGCTACTGCTGCGCTGGGTGCTACTGTTAATACCATTGATACAGCACCGGTAGTTACAGGAGGTATTACTACAACCCATACAGCATTCACCGGAGGTGTTACAGCTATAGCTGCCGGCACTAAATTAAAGTTGAGTGGTAAAACTCCCTCTCCACTGGCAACCGTTGTGCTTGATTTTTATGAAGATTATGGGGCAAGTGCACTGGGCACCGATGAAAGTTTATACAGTGTAAAAAAATCTGATGGTACAGTGATGACCGTTAGTGCCGTTGCGCCAAATGCAGCGGGGTATTTTGATGTAGACACTAATATCACTGTTGCAGGAAACTATATTATAAGTACGGTTACTCCGGATGCACTGGATACTGCATTGGTTAAGGGCATTGAAATTAATTCATTCGTATTCGTGAAAAGCTAATAACCAGGTTATTTAAAAGGCGCTGCTGTAAAAGGCAGCGCACTTTAATATTTTATGGCAAGTATCCAAACAATAATAAAGCGCTTTGAAGATCTTAAAGGGAAAGAGATGGAATTTGCTGCGGAAGCTTTACAGGATAGCGAACAAACAGCATTGGACCTGGTAGCAGGCCAGTTGGCACAGGGTATAAAGAGTGATGGTAAGAGGGCTAATTTTACATATACACCGTTTACCATTGCCAGTAAAAAGAATAAGTCCGGTCTTGCAGCAGTTACCAGCCATCTTACCAACTACGATACCGGTGAAAGTTACCGAGGCTTATACATGAAAGTAAATGGCAGCGATGTAGAGTTTGGCACAACAACCGATAAAGAAGCTGCCATCAGCGACAGAATGGATAGCCAGGCATTCAGGCCAACTAAAAGCAGCCGGGAAATATTGGTAAGGGAAAATTTAATGCCCAATTTCCTTAAAAAGATTCGGGAGCTGGTGAAGATTTAACGGTGATATTGTTTAATTTTAATTATTATAAATGACCGGCTGCACTGACTGTTTTAAAGAGCAGTCAACAATCAACGAAAAACTTCAAACTACTATAGAGCATGCCCAAAAAATGGCAAATAGAGAAAATAAAAAAATTGCTGTCTTCGTGGAAGGGCAAGGGTTCTCTTTCGCACTCATCAGCGGCCAGCTCCCGGCCTGCACCGTTAAAGTTGTTGTGCCGGTGCGGTGAGGTAAACATGGAGCAATTTATTGCCTGTATCTGCGATAATGATTTTTCCAAATTGGTTGTTTCCGGTCAGCCATCTGCTGAGGAAATATTAGAAGCCTGGCAAACACTTTTTTTTGAGTATTGCGACCTGATAGAAATGTCGGAAGATACCTTTATTGAGATACTAGACCTGGTGTTAAAGGCCCGTGAAAGGCATTTGGATATTGTAAGAAACTGGATCAAAATATTAAAGAGCTACAAGAGCGAAAAAATTGCGGAAGCAGTTGAATATTTATACCCGGTAAAGTTTGATTTAGATAATGAGTATAATTACAACCAGGCCATTGCAGAAGTAGAAGCTGAATTAAGAGCCATGAGTTTTGATATAAAAGTTCGCAGGGCAGAATACGAAGCGCTGTCTAAATATCAATCCACCAAAAAAGACCTGGTGAACAGGAAGTTCTTTACCACCATTATCATGAGGTTAAATAATTACCTGAAGATGAATCCCCCTATCAGCATGCAAACATCTGTAGAAATATATTGTGCAGCATTAAGAGATTTTATTGCGGCTATTGATAAATCAGAAAAATCACTGAACGATGCCGGAATTTGATAAACTAAGTTCATACGCAGACAGGGCCGCTCTTGAAAAAGAGACGGCCTTTGTTATATCCAAACTAAAAGAAATTGAAGAAGAAGGATTAAAAACTGCCAAATCATTAAAAGGTATCCAGCTAAAGATAGATGATAAAAATAGTGGCATTGGGCAGAAGATAAAAGACATGAAGGATTTTGCAGCGGCTACTGATCTGTATGGCAAGAAGGTTACTTATGTAGCCAATGAAGAAAAGAAACTGGCTGCTATCCAGAAACAGTTATCAGATGAAAGGATTAGGGCAGCTAAGGAAACAAAGAATTTAGTGCAGGTAGAAAATGAAGTGATTAAGCAAATTACGCTGGAAGAGAAAGCTACCCAGGCCAATATCAAAACAAAAAAAGAGGCGCTCACTTTTGAACAGGCGCTGGAAAAACAAAAAGCCAAAGGAGCATCTGCATCAGCAGCCGAAGCTAAGATTGCAGATGAACTTACTAACGAATATGCACAGCTAAATAAAGCATTGCGTGACGCAGAAATTAGGTACAAAAATTTAGCGTTAGCCACCAACTTTCAAGGGGAAGCTCAAGAAGAGGCGTTGCAAGAAGCTCTTAAAGTAAGAGCCGTATTAGATAAACTGGATATTAATTTACGAAACAATCAGCGTAATGTTGGAAATTATAAATCGGCCTTTGATGGACTTGGTTTTTCTTTTACGCAGGTAGCAAGGGAACTGCCTTCTCTTACAATTTCTGCACAACAATTCTTCCTTGCTATATCAAATAACCTTCCAATGGTATTTGATGAAATTAAACGGGCAAAAGTAGATATTGCCGCTTTGAAGGCTGAAGGACTGGAAGCGCCGAGTATCGCTTCCAGGGTTGCGAAGTCTTTATTTTCCTGGAATGTGGCTATAGCAGTAGGTATCACATTATTAACAGCTTTCGGGGGTAAAATTCTTGAAGGTATTAAGTCATTGTTTGGATTTGTAGATGCAGAAGAGGTGGCTGCTAAAGCAACAGCAAAACTGCAGCAGGCTCAATTAGAACTCATAAAGACACAGAAGGAATTAAATGAGCTGTACAGCGATCCGATTAATAGCGTTGACCGTTTAGAGGAAGAATTAAAGCTATCTCAAAACTTAAATAAATCCCGAAAGGATATTCTTGAAATTGAAAAACAAATTGCTTTTAAACGTGGCGTGTCAGCTAATGAAAAGTTTTTTGAAGTTCAGCAAGATAATAATTTAGCTGGATTTGCTGCATTGGAAGATTATGAAAAAAAGTTATTAATGGCTGACATTAAATACTCAGAATTAATTACCCAAATTTCAAAAACAACCGATGAAGAGGAAGTAAAAGAGCTAGAGAAAAAAAGAGACAGGATTAAAATTGAACTTGATTTATACAAAGAAAAAGTTGGAACGCAAAAAAAAATAATACAGGAAAACTATGCTTCGCTTTCAGTAATCGAACAAAATAACGCAGAAATAGAAGAGTACAACCGTGAGCAAAAATTATTAAAAGAAGTAGAGTTTGCAAAGATCAGGTACAATACCATCATTGAAGCCAATGAAAGAATTTTTGCAGATGAAAGGAATTTTGAAGCAAAAAAGATTGCTGCTTTAAAAGCAGAAGCTATAGCAAGAAAAAAAATTGTAGATGCCGATTTACAAACTATAACAAAGGACCCTAAAAATAAAAATGCAACCCGTGATGCAGAAGGTTCATTCTTTACAGCCGAAGCTAAGGTCGCAATTAAAAAAGCCAACGCAGACCGTATTAAGATCGAGAAAGATCTGCAGGTTGAGATATTCAACGTCCGGGAAGAGTTCCGCAAGCGTTTTCTTGCGGCGGTATTAGATCAGGCCAATACAGAATTTAATGAACGGATCAATTTCAATAAAAATATTATTGATGCTGATTACATGGGTTATAAAGTACGTATTGAAGCACTCGGCGAATATGTAAATACAAAAAAAGACCAGGTAATAACCGAAGCTAAGTTTGAAAAAGCAACCAAAATACTTACTGCAGATGAACTATTAGCCATTGAAAAAGCTACGGATGCAAAATTAAACGCCATCCTTAGAGAAGCATTGCAGCAACGCAGTGACATTATCACCAGCTCCAATGCCAGGGAAATAGCACAATATGAATCTAACGAAAACAGGCGGCTATCGCTTCTGAAATTGATCAATGCAAAATTCAGCCGCAATAAAAAAGAAAGGGATGAAAAGAATGAGAGAGAGGAATATAGTAGCCAGCGTACATCATTGCTGCTTGCTATTGATAAAGACTATGAGCAATTAAAAAGCAGTGAAGTTACAGCCGCAGACAAAGAAAAAGTGCAAACTGACCTGAATGGAAGAATGGCTGCATTGTACAAACTGGATACTGATCATTTTATTAGTGAACAGGATAAAAAACTGGCAGCAATAAAACGTTTTGGCGAAATAACCAGTGATGTATTTGATTTAATGGCCAGCCTGGTGGAGAGGGATCAAATCATTCAAAAAAATGTGCTACGGGATCAGATGGATGAGGCAGAAAAGAAAGCTGCAAGAGATATTGAATTGGTTAATGCATCTACATTAAGTGAACAGGATAAAGCTGCTAAAATAGCCATCATCAATGCACGGTCCGCTGCACAAAAAGAGCAGTTTGCAAAAAGGGAAAGGGAGATCGAATTGCAAAAGGCCAAGTTCGAAAAAACAAGAACCATCTTCAGTATCACATTAAAAATAGCTGAAGCCTTTGCATCCGGAAATTATTACCAGGCAATATTAGGCGGTATACAGTTAGCCATTGCCGCTGCAACACCACTGCCACGATATTTTAAAGGAAAGAAAAAAGGAGAGGGCAAAAGCAGTATGGCTATCGTAGATGATGGTGGTACGCCGGAGCCAATTGTAAGAGCAGACGGGACAGTAGAAATGGGCGGTAATACACCCCGTGTTACCTACATCGATCAACAGGATGAAGTATTTAAAAATAAACAGGCCTTTTTGCAATCGATGCAGCTTACGGCCATGGGGGAAACAAAGAGAGTAGCGGAAAAACAGATTGACAATACCACTTATGAAATGCTGATGTTAAAAACCATGCAGCAAAAAGCTCAGTTAGAGATCGAAAATCAAAGATTATTACAGCAGATAGCTGATAAACCAGTACAAATGATATCAGGATCAGAAAAAGGAGTTGATGTGATGATACAATGGGCATCTCGAAGAGTAAGTTATATTGAAGACCGTACAAACTTTTAATGATGGAAGGGCACGAATATATATTTTTCATACAGGACAGCAATTATCGTTTTTGGCAATTAGATGCCGATGATAATCTATTGCTGAATGCCAATACCTATGCCCTGGATAAAGCGCCGCTGGGGTGGGAAGATATTGCCATACAAAATGTACGTAATGATAAATATTTTGGGGTTGACAGGTCAGCGACCGTGCCATTGAGATTTGTTAAGGACGGGGCTAAGATATTAAAGTCTATTTTTCTTCAGTTTGGTCATGAAGCAGATGGTTTTCTCACCGTTTGTAAACGCAGGCTTAATTACCAGGGCCTTACTGGATATGCTTATGAATACCGGCAGATATATAAAGGGCAGATTGATTTTTCTACTTATAAACATACAGGAGCAGGGGTAAGCTGTAGTTTACTGGAAGATGGGCTGGCAAAATATTTAAAAGCAAATGAAAATACGCCATATGAAATTGACATGTATATTCCTGAAGCCATCCTGGTTACCATGGACGGTGTTACATTGCAGCAGCGTGCAACCTATTTTGTATCAAATGGAGGGTTGATCAATGATAACTTTCAGCATGTGCTGGATCTTGGCTTACTGGGTACAGAGGCAGTTGATCAAATCGGTGCTGTTTCCTCTCAGCGAACCACCTTCACCAATAACACGGAACTTGTTGGCAGCAATCAATATTTTTATTCAACAGAGGGCGCTGCCGCTGATACACAGTTTACAATAAAATATAGTTTGGGATTTACCTGCACCTTAGCTCCTGGCATAACTCCCAATCCACTGGCAGCAGGCAGGTTGCTGGTAAGGCAATTTGATCTTACCGGTACCACTGCTACCGATGTAAATATTATTGAAGATTATGGAACAGGCGGAACATTATATCAGCACCATCAATTGGATGGTGAAATAACATTTACCGTTCCACCAAACCGGCATTTGTTCATGGCTAATTTCCTTACTATAGCAGGCGTTATTGCAACCGGAGATTCAGCAGACGGTTCTGTATTATGGACCTACGATAATAAAGATGAAGATATTATCAAAACCAGCTCCACCTTCAGGTTTAGGGCTACCAAAGTAAGGCACCTTACAGCTCAATATATTTTCAGTTTCCTGGTCAATAAAATTACACAAGGAAAATACCGGGCCTCAATTTCTAAGCTGTTAAAAGAACAGGAATCCATTCTGTTTACCTGCGGCGATGCTATCAGGGAATCAACAGATGCAAATGGAAATATTACACAGATAATGAAAATTTCTCTTTGGGAGTTTTTTCAATTTTGGGATTACCGGTTTAATACTGGTATGACGGAAAGAGAGGCTGAAGTGCTGCTGGAAATAAAAGAAGATCTTATTGATGAGGATCATATAATTGATCTTCCTGAGCCTGCTTTAACACCATCTTTTGAATGCGATGGCAAAGCGCTGTTCAATGAATATGAATATGGCTATCCGGAGATTTCAAATGAGGTGGGCGTATTAAATGGAAAAGAAGAATTCAATTGCAAAACATTGCGTTCATTAGGCACCACCATTAGTCCAAAAAGAATCAGCAGGGTAAGTCCAATTATTGCCAGTTGTTATGAGCAGGAAAATATCAGGATCAGGCTTTTGCAAAAAACAACCACTGACAGCAAAACAGATAATAAACTGTATGTAAACAAGGTAGAGCCGCTGATTGACGGTGTTTTAACGGCCAGCCTGGACCGCTCATTAAATGCATCTGTTGATGCTGGTTTAACTGAAAAAGCAAGCATCTGGAATCTTTACCTGCGGCCAGATTTGATGTTGCAATCAAATGGTTCATTTATTCGGTCCAGTCTTTATAAATGCGAAAACAAAACATTGAATTTTATCAGCGCCGACAGAAACAGCAGCATTGTATTCGCAGGCGTAGCTGATAACAGGGCAATCAATGTAGGAAGCCTCAACGCTCCTTACATATATCCATTTATAACCAGTGCAGATTTTGCGGCACCAGATGATTTAATTCAAAATCTTGATATCAATCCACTGCAGGTATTTAGGTTTCCTTTAAATGGATTCTTGTATACCTGGCTGGCAAGAAAGGTCAGCAGCGGAAGCAGCTCTAAAAGATCACAAGGTTATGAGCTGGTATCGCTGGCATCAAACAATTTACTTTCCCTTAAAAATTATGAAGGATAATGAGAACATTTAATGGAGATAAATATGGTTTTGTTTTAACGGAAACTGCCGTTGGCTCGGCCCAACTGGCTTTGTCTTTTTCATGGTCAACGTTACCAGGTGCAAGTTATACAACAATCATTTCTTACCGGCCTGCTGCAGGTGGTTCATGGACCAACAGCGCCGGTGGTATTGTACAACCAAGAACATGGGCCATTCCTGCAGGCGACTATGAATACCAGGTAACTATTTATTACGGATTAGCATTAACAGATGTAGTATCGTTTACACTGGAGGTAACCGATGATAATAATTACATCTATGATCCTGAGATGAACCCATTGATATTTTACAGGCAGGGTAAAACCAACCTGCCAAAATATTTCACCAAACATTTTGAGGATTATCCATTTGAAGAGCGTGGATATTATTGGCAGGATAAAGAAACTTTTTGTCAGCCATGGCAAACCACAGACATAGTACAGGAGCAATTTGAAAGCACCTATTCCCCGATCGTCATTAATTTACTCAATAAATATGATGATATCATCTTGAGTTTTGCAGCTGATAATGTGATTCCGCATTTATACTTGCCAAATACCTATTCTTATGAATTCCACATGAGCCTTGCCGGGCTTATATCTGGATGTTACAGGTTTGAAAGAATATCAGGATTTGGAAGTTACCAGCGAAGGGATTTAACCGGCTGGCAGTACATCAGCGAAACAGCATTGGAAAATACCGGGTTCCTGGAATATTATGATACTTCCAAAAGTCATAATGATGTAATGTTTTCAACCGGTATCAAATTTGGCTTGCGCTTGCCCATGAGTGTAGGTTTATTAGACGTAAACAGGAAAGATGAATTTTTTAGGGATCAGCGCTATAAATCTACTTTATTAACCAGTAAAATATCCAAACAAATACCGCTGACAATTGGCCGTCCGGATGGTATTCCTGATGATATAATCAACATTATTCACCAGGCATTTACATGTGATACAGTAACACTGGATAATAAATTATTTGGCCTTGCAGATGGAAGCAAAGTTGAATATGTTACTATTCACCGGTCTCGTAAACGCTATATGATACTACAACTGGAGGATGGATTAAACAGGAACAGCCGGATATTCCAAACCACCAAAGACAATCAAAAGCGCTTGATCGTAACCGGTATGGTGGATGGCAAAGTTTGGGGTGTACAGTCAGGAACTAATACAATACCAGTAACAATAATTGAATAACTATGGCACCAATAAAAATATCAGTAGGCACTATTAACTACACCGATTGGCTGAGAGTAACAGCGGCTCCCGTAGGCAATGAAACAGCACTTGTTTTTGAAGAATGGTATGATGTGCCTGGCCTTACTTTCTTCTATTTGTTATTACCCCAGGCTGGCAACTATGTCATTAAGTTTTATGATGCACCGTCTGATGGCGAAGCTGGCTTATTGCTGGAGCCGGAGTTGATACTGGATAGCAGGGCCTTCCTGGATCAGTATGAAGAGCGTTGGTACACCGTTGGATCATTGCCGGTCGGAGCTACATTAAATGCGGAAGGTACAGAGCTAACAGATCCTTATTTAATTGGTAAAATAATTGACTCTTATTTTAAAGAACAATTCAGGTTTCTTAAGGCTGTGGATGAGCTCAGCTTTAATGATACAACAGGGAAAATTATATTGCTCGGAACTACATTGGCATTAAATGAACGCTTCAGGGTTGTGATCAAAAACCCAGTAAGTATATCAAACAGCGTAGGGGCATTATTTGCCGGCACAGTAGATGTAGTGATACAGGATTATACCATCCTGGCGGCTGATATCAATAAAAGATTCAGGTGTATTGGCAGTGCAGCAAATCAATCCATCACCCTGCCATCATTACTGCTTGTTAATAACGGGGATTTTGTTTATATCGATAACACTGTTGGAGGAGTCGCACTGCAGCCAAGAATATTATTACCGAGTACCGACCGTATCTTATTTAACGGATGGGATTTGTCAATAAATGAATTCGCTGAGTTTTGGGCAAGTAAAGGAGAAGCGGTCAGGTTAATGAAAACAACAACGGATGCGGTAGCATATTGGGAGGTGATTGGTGATTACCAGGGCATTCACGTTGGGGAAAAACTATATACTACCAGTAGAACAAATCCAAATGCTAAACCAAATAACAATGCAAAATTTACTGCGGATGAATTGCCCAGGTTAATGTGGTGGGGTAAAAATATTCTGCTCGATAAAATTATTGATGACAGCATCAGCAGTGATAGCTGGGTAAGGCCATCCGATAAACCGGGTGTGTTTGCATTTAACACAGATTATACGCTGTTAAGAATGCCGGACACACAGAATATTGCCGTAAAGCATTTAAAAACATTTTCATTTCCTTTTGGAGCTGATGCAGACAGAGCTTATAATGCGCCTGGAGGTTTTCAGGAAGAGAAATCTCCAGCCCATAATCATGAAGAAACAATCGGTGAATTGCCGGCAACAATATTTGGTAAAGGAAGAATATTATCTAATAAAGGAAGTTACTACAATGTAGAATCAGGAAAACTTGATTTAACTGGCCCACCAACTGATGATGCTGGTAATCTGCTGAGTGGTGATGGAGCTGTTAAGAATGTTGGATACATCGAATTTACCAGAGTGTAATATTGATTATTTAAAATAAATAAAATTATTTAAAATAAATAAATAAATTTGATCATGAAACAAGCCTTTCGGGGGCTGTTTTCGGGAGGGGCTTTCAGGAATAACTATCTTGCAGCCGCAATCGCAACAGCTCTTTTACTCCTTTCATTGTGTGCGTCTGCACAAATACCCACGTCTCCGCCACATTACGACAGCTCCAGGGCCCTGCAGCCGGTAAATGCAGATGGTTTTAACTGGACCGGCTCCGGATCATTTGGCGGTATGTTGCGGATACCCCGTGACACCATCAAATTAGCGTATAAAGATTCCGGTGCAGTAGCTTACAAGAATGGCAGCATTTACACTTTCAACGGCAAAAACTGGCAATCTGCCAACGGCGGCACAGCTACCATTGTAATTACAGACACTTCCAAAGGAATAGACTCTATTACCTTTGCCGGGTATCAAATGTGTTGGTACCCACATGACTCCATTGTTCCTAAATGCTGGAACTTAAACACCTTTTTCGATGATGCCCGCCTAAGCGATGACACAGCGAATATTGAATTCCTCAACAATGGAACTGTTATTAAAACCATACCCAGTGGTTTTAAAACCTTTGGGTTGCGGTGGCCACTGTACATCGATAGCGTAAAGGATATTCATGTAAGCAAAACTTATTTTGATTCGCTGTATGTGAGTAACATCAAATTGATTGGCACCAGCCTGTATAAATACTATGCAACTGGCGACAGCGCTTTGATTGGAACAATTACCAGTGGAAGCGGTGGGATCACTGATCTTACCAATGATGTAAGCGCCAGCGGTACCGGTAGTGTGTCCGCAACCGTTACGGGCCTTCGAAATTCGGCATTGCCTTCTTTAGCGCCAGGTAATTTGCGATATAGTGGCAGTGCCTGGGTGTTTGATAACCTGGCTTATTTAACAGCAGAAGCCGATCCTAAACGGGTGGTAACAGCAGCCTTTACAGGCACCGGCACCAAAACACTCACACTAACGTTAGCGGATGCCAGCACAGTTACCGGCACATTTACTGACCTTGGTTTAACGGCTTCCGATACCGCTTTTTTGCATAATAAAACAGTTGCATCAATTGCGTTTAGTGGCACAACTTCCAAAACGCTGACGGTAACATTTAGAGATGGTACTACTGCTACGGGAAGTTTTACGGATAATGACAGTGGTGGTACTACCTCCGAGCAAGTATTAACAGCCACAGCAGCACAAACAGCATTCACGTTTACCAGTGTACCAGCTTCTTACAATGACTATATAATTTTTGTAAATGGTTCTGCATGGCAATCTACTACAGGATATACTACATCAGGGAATATTGTAACAACAACCACAGGATTGGCAGCAGGTGATATTGTAACATTCAGAAGAATTAAATGAGAATACTCTTAACGATATTATTGTTTAGCAGCAAGGCTTTTGCAACCAATTACTACATCAGTAATACCGGCAGCGACGCAGCCAACGGACTTTCCACAGTAACCGCATGGCAGACTATTGCAAAAGTAAACGCTACTGCAACAAGAGGCGACAGTGTTTATTTTAAACGTGGCGATATTTGGAACGAAAAACTAACACCTGCATCTTCTAATATTTATTTCGGTGCTTATGGCACGGGCTTAAAGCCATTGATTACAGGCTTTCAACCATTGAGCATGTCAAGTATTGGCAGCAACCTTTATACCGGCACCGCAACCAATAGTGTATTAAAGCAAAATACTGTTTTAATCAATGGGCAAATCAGGTACAAGGGCCGCTATCCTAATCCATCATTCCAGGCCGTAACTTTTCCGTTTGGCTGGCATACAGGAATAATGAGAGGTAGTAATGCAACTGATACGATGCTGGTAAGTGATCAGCATTTTCCAAGTGATCCAACGGGAGCAGAGATCGCAGCACGTCCATATTCATTTCTTTTGGATGTTGCTAAAATAAGTTACCGGTCAGGGGACACTATAAAGTATTACCCTCCGCTTACCTATGCACCTGGGGGAACTGTGACAGATTTCCATGTACAGAATTTGGCGAATTTATGCGACCAGCAAAACGAATGGGCTTACGATTCCACTACTAAACTAATTACTATTTATTCAACCAGTTTGCCAACGGTTAAATATTCAAGCATTGACACGCTGGTAAATCTTCACCGAAAAGATTCTATTCACTTTGAAAATATAACATTTGAGGGGGCGAATAAAATATTGATTTCTGCTGATACAAACCGAGTGGTAACAACATTAAACTGCGGTTTTAAAAATGCTTTTAACGGGGTGGTATTAAACAAATCTTCTCTTTTTGTTTCGCAAAGTGATTCCATGAATGACCTGTTAAATGACGGAATATTTACCGCTCAATTATCTGATTCAGGGACTGTTTATAATGGAACTTTTAGAAATATAGGAATGTTTTACGGCATGGGTGCAAATGCTAATAATGCGTATTTAGCAATATTTAATGCAGGTACTTTTTGGAAAATAAAATACAATAGAATTGACAGCATAGGCTTTAATGGCATCTCATTTAATGGCGCAAAAGATACTATTCAGTACAACTATATTACCAACACCTGCCAGATAAAAGAAGATGCAGGCGCTATTTACACTTCTGTTGTTGCACCAAACACAGGTAGTTATGTTGGTTATAATATTATTGAAAACACACCCGGCTTTCATGGAGCCAACCAGCGCACTGCTTCAACCATGTATTTTGATAGCCAGACATCAGGAGTAACTTATGAATACAATTCCGGCAGCAACGCATTCACATACGGAGTATTTGTAAACGGTGGCAGCAATTTCACCATCCGTAACAATACGCAGATTGACAGCCTGGCCAATCCATTTGTAATACCAGGAGGTTTCAACACAACAGGAACCACTATCCGCAGAAATATATTTTATTCAAAGAATGCAGCAAATGCTGTGATGTATATTTCAAATGTTCATGCAACTTCAAATTCAGATTCCAACGCAGTATTAAGACCATCCAGCACCGCTAATATTTTCCGGTTTGATAATACAACCTATGGAATGGCATCATGGAGAACAGCGAAAACATGGGAGACACATTCTGATAGTGCTGTAGCTGCATCAAATGATGCGGCACCATTATATTATACAAACCCATCCACTTCTAATAGAATTATTTCTTTAAATGGTTCATACATAGATGCAAATGGGGTTGTATATAATAATACAATCACAATTCCTCCTTACCAATCAGCATTACTTTTTTACGCATCCACACAACCGAGATATTCATTCAGATTAAAAGGTTTTAAATTTTATTAAATGAAAAAATACATTTTTATATTATTAGCGATTGTTTCAACTGCTGCATCTGCCCAGGTAGTTGTTCAGCAACGTGCAGGTTTTTACCCCAACGGGCAAGCTGGTAAAATTTACAATGATACCATCCATTACCTGCCAAGTATTGCCAATTATTATTTTAACTCTTTTGGAAACTTTGTTGCATTTAATACAGATTCTATTTCGGAAGGAAGTACAAATAAATGGTATACTGATGCAAGGGCAAGGGCAGCGATAAGCTTAACATTTACAACATCCGGTTCAAGTGGTGCTGCAACTGGTTCTTACAATAATAGTACAGGTGTTTTTAATATAAATGTACCTCAATATGCAGGAACAACTTATACAGGAACAACCAATAGAATTACAGTTACAGGATCTGTTATTGATATTAGTTCTGCTTATGTAGGGCAAACTTCTATTACCACACTGGGAACGATTGGAACAGGGATATGGAATGGCACACCTGTTACCGTTCCTTTTGGTGGCACAGGTAATAATACATTTACAGCTTACTCATTGATAGCAGCAGGTACAACTCCAACAGGTACGTTTCAAAATGTTTCAGGGGTTGGTACAAGCGGTCAGGTTTTAACATCCAACGGTGCAGGAGCATTACCAACATGGCAAACAGCGGGTGGTGGAAGCGGATGGGCATTAACCGGCAATGCCTCCACAACACCGGGAACAAATTTCGTTGGAACAACAGACGATCAAAATATTGTTTTTAAAAGAAATGGTTACCCGGCTGGCTTAATTGATTCCTCTGGAACCGCCAACGGTAAAACATTTTTTGGCGCAGGCGCAGGCGCAATTAATACCGGAACAGCAAATACTGGTTTTGGGTGGAAAACTTTATCGTTAAATGTATCAGGAACCGATAATACAGCGGTTGGTAATGCCGCATTAAAAGCTAATACAGGAAACTATAATGTAGCAGTGGGTTCTGGCGCACTTAAGTTGAATACAACAGGATCCAGTTCTATAGCAATAGGAGCTGATGCGTTAGGTGCTAATCTAACAGGATCTAATGTCGCAATGGGGAGAAGTGCGCTGGCTTTAGCTACAGGTTCATATTACACAGCAGTAGGTACAGAAGCTTTATCGTCAACAACATCGGGTCAATCATCAACTGCTATGGGCCATCAAGCAGCAAAATTAACCACAGGGTCTTATATAGCAGCCTTTGGTGAATTAGCCTTGGTGACAAACACATCTGGACAATATCATGCAGCTTTTGGCGCAAGGGCATTGCAGTTTAATACGGGTACAGGCAATACAGCCATCGGAGCATTTGCAGGACAAAACTTAACATCAGGTAATTATAATACAAGAGTGGGTGCAGAAGCTGTTGCAAACACAGGTATAACAACCGGCGCAAAAAATACATTAATCGGTGCAAATATTGGTGGGCTTTCATCTTCACTTTCCAACACAGTAATACTTGCGGATGGTGACGGTAACCAGCGTTTCTATAGTGGCAGCACCGGCGTAGTAAGTTTATTTAAAGGCGCAGATGTTGCCAGTGCTGCCGCTATTGTTCCTACGGGTAGTTTATTCCATGTAACAGGTACAACCACAATCACCAGTATCACAACAACCGGTTTAGTGGCGGGGGCAATAATAACAATCATTTTTGATGGGGCATTAACATTTACCGATGGCAGTAATTTAAAGTTAGCTGGTGATTTCTCAACATCAGCAGGTGCAACTATTAGCCTTGTTTATGATGGTACAAACTGTTATGAAAGATCAAGATCAACCAATTAATGAAATTCCTCCTCACCATATTATTCTTCATCGCACTTTCAGCATCCGGGCAAAAAACAAATTTCCCGATGCCGGATCTGCATGTGCCGGATAAAATAATTGTAAAGGTGCCGGTGAATGATCCGCCTATTGTTCCGGGCATATCCTGGAAAAGAACAGACACCATTGATACAGAAGTAACCGGCTATGATACTACCGATGTGGTTACTTATATCGGCTGTGACAGCTGCGATATTTTACGGGCTCAATACCCATTAAAAATTGAATCGGCCAAGCTAATAAAAGTGATCCGCAACAATGTGGTTATGCAGTGGAATCTGTATGACAGAAATTTTTATCCGTTCCCTAAAACATTCAAAATAAAATCACCAAAAGCATTTAGCGAATGAAAAAATTATTGATACTCTCCGGAATTTTCTTTTGCCTGCAGCAAAGCCAGGCACAAACAGTACCGAATCAAAGCAGTACAACGTTCACGTATAAGCAAGTGCAAACACTCGTAAAGAAAACAGCTGACAGTGTACGAAAAGAATTGACAGCGGCTATTGCTGCAGAAAGAGCTGTCACAAAAAAAATGATCAGTGATACATCGTTTAAAATCGGCACTTACTACAATAATAAGATTGCAACGATTGAAGCCACCATCAAAAATTTACAGGATGAATTTTTTACCAGGTTAACGGCACAAAGAGATTCACTGCAGTTGGATTATATAAATAAAATTGGCTCAGTAAGCAAGGGCATTAATGATTCAATATCCAAAATGTCAAGAGGCTTAGACCCCACTTATTTTAAAGATGTAAACGGATTGTACTACACCCCAATTTTTCCTGCAATTAAAAACGCACTAACTACACAATGAGAAAGCTACTCACCATACTGCTTTTTGTCTGCAATCATGCTTTTGCCACCAACTGGTATTTGAGCAACACCGGCAGTGATGCTAATGCTGGTAATTCAACAGTTGCTCCCTGGCAAACCATTGGGAAATTAAATTCCATGTTTGCGTCTATGTCTGCCGGTGATAGTGTACTCTTTAAAAGAGGCGATACTTTTTACGGAGCCATTGTGTGTGCAAAGAGCAGCATCAATTTCCGTTGCTATGGCACTGGTGCCAAACCGATAATCACGGGCTTTAGTACCATCAGCAGCTGGACGCTGATCAGTGGATCAATATACGAAGCTACTGTGCCGGTTACTCTAACAGCACTCAGCATGGTAACCATGAACGGTACTCCACAGGCAATTGGGCGTTATCCAAACGCAGGCACTGCAAACGCCGGTTATCTTACTTACGAAACATTCAGCGGTGCCACCAGCATCACCGATAATCAGTTAACCGGTACACCCAACTGGACCGGCGCTGATGTAGTGGTTAGAAAAAACGACTGGACCATCGACAGGCGGGTGATCACCTCTCATGTGGGTGGCAACATTACTTCCAGTACCGGTAATTATGTTATCAGTGATAATTATAACAATCCAGGCATCTATAGTGGCCTGGCAAATTTTGGTTATTTTATCCAGAATGATATCCGGACCCTGGATCAATTGGGGGAATGGTTTTTCAATAAAACAACCAATAAAATCAGTATGCACTTTGGAGCAGAAGCTCCGCCATCCTATAACATTAAGGTTGCAACACAATCGGTATTGCTAAACATCGGTTCTTACAACAGCATTACGGTAAAGGATATCGCTTTTGAAGGATCCATCCGGCAGGGAATTTATTTTACTAACTCCAGGAACATTACGGTAAGCGATTGTGATTTTAATAATATCGGTAAAACTGCAGTGCAGGGATTTCAAAGTGATAATTGCATTGTACAACGCTGCACCGTTACCTGGGCATTGAATGTAGGCATTCAACTCTATTCCGGGAATTCTCATTCCGGCGCAACCATCCGTGATTGCACGGTAAAGAATGTGGGCTTATATGCAGGCTTGGCCAGCTACTTTGATTTCCCGGACATGGTGGGAATATTTGCCCAGGGATTATCCAATATCTACGTAGGCGGAAACAGGATAGACAGTACCGGCAGGGATGCAATAAAAATAGGCGGCAGTAATTTACTGGTAGAAAATAACTGGGCAACCAATGCAGATGCAACCGGCCAGGATCAAGGAATTATTTACATGTACCAGGCAGGCACAGATGCAAGCCCAGGTGTATCACCAACTAACCGGGTGATCCGCAATAATATTATTAGTCACACCGTGGGAGCAGCAGGAGGTACCAGCAGCACCAGTACTGATGTGGCTGGTATTTACTTAGATGGAAGAACACAGAATGTGGAAGTGTATGGCAACTTCATTGATTCAATTAGTAAGAATGGTATTCATTGCAACAATCCCTGGAATGTGTATGTGCATGATAATATATTCTTCAGCTGTGGCAGATCTTTATCGTACATGGATTGGGGTTGGGGTAGTATCAAAAACCTGCACATGACCAATAATGTGATTTGGAATACTACTACCAGCCAGATCAGTAATTATTATACGAACGCTGCATTGAATGTTTCGGGAGCACCCACAAGCATTACCGTTAGGCAAACACTGGATACACTTGGGTATCTTGACAGTAACTATTATAACAACACGGCGCTCACTGCCTGGAAGGTAGAGAAGTATGATTCAGTCGGCAAAGGCTATGGTTTACTTAGTTACAATTTTGCCAACTGGAAAACCTTTAGCGGATATGAAAGCCATGGTACTGCATTGACAAATGTTAGAGCAGACAGTGTTTTGCGAGTGATCAATCCAACCGGGGCAGACAGCACTATTACTTTCTCCGGAACGTACAAGGATATCAAAAATAATAAGTATGCAGGCAGCATAAAGTTATCACCTCACACTGGCCAGCTGTTATTTAAAACTGCCGCTGCGGCCAGCACACCCATTTCAATATCATTTGTAGTTACCAATAATAGTTGTTTCGGTGATGGTACCGGGTCCATTGTAGCCACGGCCACCGGTGGCACTGGTTCAAAAACTTATTTATGGAGTGATGGCACTACAGGTAATACCATCAGCGGAAAACCTGCAGGTAATTATTCGGTGACGGCAACTGATGCTGCTGCAGCTACCGCAACGATGGTTGGAACGATCACTCAGCCGACACCGTTAGTAGCCAGTGCAACCTTTGGAGTGATCAGTGCAGCTGGTGATTCAACAAATGTAATTGTTAGCGGTAGTGGTGGTACTGCCCCTTATTTCAACACCGGATCATTCACCGCTGCAGCAGGTGCGAATGCATTTACGATCACTGATGCTGCAGGTTGTACCAATACCATCAACATTAATATTCCGGTTACGCCAATTGATAGAGTAATTATTACAGGATATAAAGTAACGTTCATCAATAAACCACATTAAAGTCATGCCTCCTACCAAAGAAAACAAAATTATGCATTGGGTACAAACCATCATGTTATCGTTGATCACCGCCGCCATTATATCCGGCGTAGGAACATTAAGACGCATGGAAGTGCTGGTGGCCAATCATGAAAAAGCTTTTGAATACAATGCCCGGGAACATGCCAGTTATGAAATAAGATTAGGCACCCTGCAAAACAAGCAGGATAACCAGGAAGGCCGGTTGATAAAAATGGAAGCCATATTACCGGAGCTGCTGTATAAAAAAAAAGGAAGATAATTTTTACAGGATGAGTAACCGGCAGTTTATAAATGATTATTGGTGGGTAATTGCCGGAGTGGTACTTGGATGCATTGCAGGCTACTTAATATTTGAATAATAAAATTTTAAACATACAACTATGAACCAGTTAACAGCAGCTTTAAAAATTATTTTGGGAGACAAACCAGACGGTTACTATGTGGCCGGTTTTGTATTCTCGTCCCTGGCAATATTGCTTTCTCTTTATTTCTACTCCCGCAAGACCAGGAATAAAGACAGCATTGCTACGCCAAGAGACTTCAGTTTTAGTTTTATGATCGGCGATAACATTAAAAGAATTGGCGCCACGCTGATCGTTGAATTTTTCTTATTCCGGATGTTCGACCTCAGTGATATCAAATACATGATCGGTGTAGGATTTGCCGTGGCGTATGGCCTGGATAAAATTATTCAGTTCCTTATAGATCATACGGACATCATGAATTTTTTACAACCAGCACGAAAAACCGAATGACTATGACATTTAATTCCGATACAAAAAGACTTGTGTATTTATATACAGCGCTGATCATTGCAGCGTTGACTTTTTTATTAACCTCCTGCTCATCTACCCATAAAATTAAAACCAGCAGCATGGTGAAGATTGACAGTGCTGCTGAAAATTCACTGACTAAAAAAGGCATCAGTACTTCAGACAGCACCGGCATGCACCAGGAGGACAGCAGCTATCAAAATGATTTTGGAATTGAGTTCGATCTGAGCATCTCTGCAGAGGATCCTGTTGAAAAAGCAAAAGACCTTGCCGGTGCAGATTCTTCTTTATCCGCAGTTCACATTGTGACCGTTGATGGCACGACGATATCTTCTAACAAACCAATGAAGAGCCTGAATTTTAAACAAGCTGGAAAAACAAAGAAGATTGATTTAACCACCCTAAAGAAAAAAGACAGTGGCCAGCTGGCAGAAAAAAATAAAGTGGTATTTCACAAGGAGGAAAAAAAGAAAGATAAAGAGGTGAAGCGAACGGGAGCCAGTCCATTGATTTTTATCAGCCTGGGCATTGCGCTGATCGCTGCTGCCATGATCAGCTGGAAGTTTGGTTTATTCAGGAGAAAGAAAGATGATATCGAAATTATAAAATCTAAAATCGTTACATGAGTAATAATGTTCCCGGTAGCCGACCACAAATAACCAGGCAGCAGTTGGTAGATAAAATTGCTGCAGCTCATCCAGGATATATCCTTCCGGATTTTTTTACTTGTGGCATCCGTGGATATTATAAAGACAGCATGGGCAAGCCTGGCCAGAACGATAGAATGATCTATGATGATGCCATGTTTGTGGTGGGTAAAAATGAATTCTTTGCATATAACGGTAATACAGATCCATCCGCATTTAGATTGGGCATCGCAACATTAAAACCGGGTATCTGGCATGTATATAAATTTGATCTGCACCGGGGAAAAAAATTGCCTCCTTACCTGGCGTTATGCCAGAGAGCCGGGCCGGTAACAGTAGTTCGTGATGGTAAAGGAGAAGACACGGGAAACTTTGGTGTTAACCAGCACCGGGGTGGCATTTGGAGCACCAGTTCTTTAGCCTGTCAAACCGTTCCACCGAGTCAATATGATGGGCCGGATGGATACATTACAAAAGCTCAGTTGATAGCAGAAAAATATTATGGACCTGATTATAAAAAATTAGTGTACACCTACATTCTTTTAGAAAATTAATATGGCAAAAGCAAGAACTTGGGGCAACTGGCCTCCGGAAAATGAGAAGGGTAACATAGCAATATTCTGTCCTGGTTGTAAAACCCATCATGTTATTGCAACCAAGGCTCCTCAATCAAATGGTGCTATGTGGAGTTTTAATGGTGATATGTATTCGCCCACTTTTTCACCATCGCTGCTGATCAGAACAGGCAGTCATGCAGTACCGGGCTTTATTGATCCGGAAGGTTTGCCACCGGTTACCTGTCATTCATTTATTACCAATGGAAAGATTCAATTTTTGAGTGATTGCACACACGATTTAAAAAATCAAACAGTAGATCTACCGGAAGTAGATTGATAACGAAGCTTTGTTTTAACTATGAGGGTTAGGCTTAGCAGTTTTTCTCATAAGCAGTTAGTTTTGGTAAACAGGCCCTGGTTTATGCCGGGGCCTCTGTATTTCAAAAGTTCAACGGAATTAGATTGTTTCTGCTCCAGTAAACTAATCAGCCTGGCACAGTTACTCACAGCCAAATTACAGGTATGTACCGCCTCCTGGTTGGTATCAGTCATTTTTGCTATGACCTGTAATTGTAAATCCTTGGCTGTTTTTACATCATCTTTTTTTATTGATTTCTTCTTATCAGCAGAGTTGGTACCGGTTTCGGAGTTGCCATTTTTTTCAAGTGGTGTATGTGGTTCATTAACGATGGATTGAACAATTTCTTCGCTACCATGAGTATACTTTAACTTCTCGTTTTTTAGAATGTTTGAAAATGTAAGATTCAGTTTATTAAAAACAGTCTCCCGATTTTTTGTAATGGCATCAGATAGATATTCTCTTTTGTAATCTGCCTTAATAGCAATAGCCTCCTGAGTTTCCCCAGTTGTAAATTTTATAAAATCAACTAATTGTTTAACGGAATTTATTTGCGCCATCTAACAAAATCTTACTTTTTTTAAATAATATCTAAATATTTTATAAATCTTACAAATTGTTAGATAATGTAAGATATACATTCTATATTTGTATGACAAAACACACAAGTACACAAAATAATCAAAAAATATTGGACCATGAAAAGATTAACTGAGGCCACTGTAAAAATGATCAATAACAATGGGCTGCTGTTCGGAAAAATTGCTGATGAGCTTAAAATTGCTCCTGCTTATTTGATAAGATTATTGGTTGCCAATACCGATGAAAGATTAGTAAGTGTGGGAGTAGTTGAACTAATCAAAAATCATCTGGCAGACATGCAAGATATGCAAATTGTTGAAGAAGCAGCATAAATACTCAATAGTAAAACTACTCAATTTTTAAAGCAGCCCCCATGTGCCAGCACTGTGAATATAACGGACGACTTCTTACTAAGCTGATTGAAAAAGTTAGCACCATGGAGAAGATCATCACTCACAACAGCGGTGCATTGATACAACCTAAATGGGTAAATGCAGAAGTGGCGAGTAAGATCACCGGCATGGGAAAAACCTGGATGAAGTTACGCCAGGTGAGAACTGGTGGTCAGTATAATCCCATCGGGATTTTCAGAACGAGGATACAGGATAAAGAGCTGGTGTTTTTTAAGAAGGATTTAGATGCCTACGAAAGATTCCAGTTAGGAGAGTTGCCGGAGCCGGAGCCAATTCAAATGAAAATGTTTTTACTAAAAAAAGCTATATGAGCAATCAGATCACAGGCAAAAAAATATACAGCTTCGACAGCCTGGCTGTGTATGAGCATGCAGACGGCTACATCATTGCAGATAACTGCCGGATGGTAATTGTAAAACAGATGCCCTGCCTGAATGCCAATGTGCTGAGGGTATTGCTGGATGAAAATTCCACTGAATACAATGCATGGCAGGTAACAAAAACCGGCAATATTATAAACCAGGCAAGCAATGCAGTGCAGGCAGATCCATTTGATAAATGGTATGCAAGGGAATGCGAATTACAGGACATGGATACAATCGGTTACTAAACTATAAAATCATTTTTCGGATGGCTACAACATTAGAATATCCCGTGATCACAATGCAGGCCTGGAGGCTGGTAAATGAGGTGGTTGAAAAGCTGAACAAAAGAAGCCCCCAATCTCCAAACCTGCTTGTGAATTCAATTAAGCATGCGGTTGCAAATAATGTTGGTCCTGCACAATTGATTGAAGAGTTGCAGGAAGTGGCTGAGGATCGCTACACGGCATTGGCTGACCTCATCGGAAATGAATTAACTGACAAGATTAAATCCTTTCAATAATGTTTTTACTACCATCAAGATATTATTTCCTGTACTGGCAGATCAGCCACTACCGCTACCGGTTAGCTCATGCTAAAACTGTTCAGGAGCACAACTTCTTATCCGTTACCCTATGGAATCTTCAACAATCACTTTTAAACTTTTTACAATGAAAAAATTAATGCTGTTGCTGGTGGTTTTCTTTTCGCTGAGTGCTTCGGCACAATATCCGCCAAGGCTGGATACTTTAAAGAGTGGCCAGATCATTTTTACGGATGAAAATGGATTGAAGTATGAAACATTTATTTCAGATGGTGGCAAGCGGTGCATCATTAAGGATAATAAACAGATCGCTCTTTTTAAAAGAGAGCCTAAGCGGTTTCCAAAGATTTCAGATATCGCAAAATCAAACTGATGCAAATCATTTTAGCAATACTTTTTTATATGGTCTTTCGACTGTGGTATTACCACAATGTGGTGAAGCCAGTAGACACAACATTTGAGCAACATTGTAAAAACCTTTAACCATGATATACTTAGCAATTTTCATTTTGGTGGTAGCAGTTATTGGATTGTGGATTTTTCTGGCTGCGGTATTAAAAAGCGACTGCCTGGATCATCCTCAGATGGAGGGTTTATATAAGCCGAAAAAGAAGACAGCTATAAAGCGTTTATTTTTTTGGCGGCAAAAAAAGCAAGTATATGGTTTTGATGAACGGGATATATATAACGACAAACGTTTTGATACATTAAAATTTTGAAGAAGCTCAAGCAAGCAATCGTTACAAATCGCCCCGGTAGATTTTCTAATCTGGCCGGCTCTTTAAAACATGTAGCATTTTTAGGTTTCAGATAGGTAGATACTAAGTCAGCCGGTTAAGTGCTGACACTTTTAGGGTAAGGATTTTTTTTCAATGACGGTGGCTTTGTTCTCATCGCCACCCTTTTAAAACATTTAAAAACTTTAATCATGTTAGATACCATTCACTATCACACGGACGTACATCACCACTATGGAGCAAGTGGTTTAGCACAGGAACAATTTTTAATCATACAAAACCAATTTACAAAAATGAGCGAAGAACTCTTGGCGATCAAGGCCTCTTTAGAAGAAGCCAAAGCAAAAGTTGCAAAGGTATCTGCAGACGTAGATAGCCTGCACACAAAGATTGATTCAATCACCGGTGAAGTACCAACAGCCGATGAATGGAATGAAGTAAAAACGTTGGCAGCAGATCTTAACTCCTCGTTGCAGGTAGTTGATGATAAAACTGCCGATGCTACATCAGAATAGTAGCATCTATTACAAACTAAAAGCGCCGGTGTTGGAGCCGGCGCCTTTTTAAAGACAATCATTATTTCTCAAATAATATAAATCAAAGTTATGAAAATTCAACTTGAATCAATCAAGCTAACCAACTTCAAAAAGATCAGATCTTTTTCAATTAATTTCCACTCACACATTACCAACATCTACGGAAAAAATGAGGATGGAAAAACATCGTTAATGGATGCTTTTTTATGGGTACTGTTCGATAAAGACAGTACTGATCGCAAAGATTTCTCCATTAAAACACTGGATGAAAACAATGTAGCATATCCCAGGCTGGATCATGAAGTAGAGGTTGTTCTCAATGTAGATGGCAATACCATCACATTGAGGAAATGTCTGAATGAAAAATGGGTAAAGAGAAAAGGATCCACGGAAACTGAGTTCACCGGTCATGAAACTTCTTATTTCTGGAATGATGTGCCAATGAAGAAAGAAGTTTACCAGGCTAAAATTAGTGAGCTGTTAAACGAACAGGTGTTCAAGCTTATCACCAACACAACTTACTTTAATGCCCTCAAATGGGAAGACCGCAGGGCCACCTTAATATCCATCGCTGGTAAAATTAATGATGCTGATATCGCTGCTGGTAATCCTGCATTCGAAGCATTGATTAAACATATTGCTGGTAAAAAATCTATTAAAGAATACAAAAGCGAAATAGCAGCCAGCAAGAAAAAAATAAAAGATCAGTTAGATCTTCTTCCTTCCAGGATATCAGAAGCAAAATTGGCTTTACCCGAAGAAAAAGATTATACACTACTGGCCGAGCAGGCAGCAGGTGTACAGGTGGATATAGATGGCATTGACGGATTGCTTTCTAACAAGAGCCTGGCTTACCAGGATCACCAGAATAATTTAAATACACTTATTACAAAGAGGCAGGGACTTCGCCAGTTGATGAATGACATTGAATTCACAGCTAAAAACAAAGTGCAGCAAAACAAGCAGGCACGGCAGGGAAAGATCAATGAAGAAAAGAATGCACTGTCTGCAAAGAATAATGAACGGACTACTTTCCTCGGTAGTTATAATTCTTCTATTGATAGAAAAACTGCATTGGTAAAAGAGCAGGGTGAGTTACGCATTAAATGGGGAAATATCAATGATGAAAAACTGGAGTTTAAAGAAGGTGAGTTTTGCTGCCCTGCATGCAAAAGAGAATTTGAAGCTGCTGATGTAGATGCAAAGAAAACTGAGCTGACCAATAATTTCAATAACGATAAAAGCACCAGGCTTATGGCTATCACCAACCGTGGAGCTGCCATCACAAAAGAACTTGAAGACCTTGAAATTAAAATATCCAATATCACTGCAGACGGAATCAAATTAAAATCTGAAATCGAAGTGATCGATGCCAGGATCATTGAATTGCAAAAGGAACACGACAGGCTTTCTGCTGATGAAATTGGCGAACAGGAAAAAGAAATTGCCGGCAGTGAAACTTATCAGAAGTGCCGCAGAGATATTGTTGAATTAGAAGAACAGATCAACACACCATTCCAGGCAGAAGATAACAGCGCCCTTGTTCAACGCAAAAAGGATTTGATCATTCAACTGAATCAGTTGCAAAATCAAATGGCATCTAAGGGCCAGCGTGAGCAACAGCTAAAACGTGTGCAGGAACTGGAAGACCAGGAAGGAACCATGGCACAGCAGCTTGCTACGCTGGAAGGAACAGAATACACCATTCTGCAATTTGAAAAAGCACAAATGGATGAACTGGAAAACCGCATCAATGACCGGTTTAAGATCGTCAAGTTCAAAATGTTCAAACAAAATATCAATGGCGGTGAAGAGCCTTGTTGTATCACACTGGTGAATGGTGTTCCTTATCCCGATGTAAACACTGCCGGTAAAATTCAGGCTGGCTTAGATATCATCAATACACTTTCCAGTCACTATGGTGTGCAGGCTCCGGTGTGGGTTGATAACAGGGAGTCTGTTACCAATCTTCCGGAGACAGAGTGCCAGTTGATCAACCTCATTGTAAATGAGCATGCTCCTAAACTTACGCTGGTGAAACCGGTGCCAACATTGGAGATGGAACCTGCATAATTCAAATCATTACTTAAAATTCAAACAGAATAATCATGGGAAACGAAACAGCGTTAGCAAAAATTAACACCCTTCAATCTGCAATGAACGAAGACTATGTGCAGAACCAATTGAAGGCAGCACTGGGGGATAATTCTTCGGCATTTGCTGCATCACTGATCGATCTTTTTACAGGCGATAATAACCTGCAGGAATGCAATCCAAAGCTGGTGATCATGCAGGCGATGAAAGCTGCCATCTTAAAACTTCCGATCAATAAAAACCTGGGCTTTGCTTACCTGATAGCATACAAGGGAAAGGTGGAAATGCAGTTAGGATATAAAGGCATTTACCAACTGGCATTGAGAACTGCACAGTATCGGGTGATCAACGTGGATGTGATCTATGAAGGAGAATTAAAAACCGTGAATAAATTGACCGGTGAATGTGATCTCACTGGCATGGCAATCTCTGCAAATGTGGTTGGCTACTTCGCCCACTTTGAATTGCTGAACGGGTTTGCTAAAACCCTGTTTATGACCAAGGATAAAGTAACTGCACATGCAAAGAAGTTCAGTAAAACTTTTGGCAACGGTCCATGGCAAACTGATTTTGATGCGATGGCTAAAAAGACAGTGTTGAAATATTTGCTGTCTCACTTTGGCCAGCTGTCTGTTGAGATGGCAAATATCCTGGACAAAGAAGATGAAGCAGATAAACTCCAGACTGAGATTGGAGAAAATGCCAATAAGAAAAACATGAATTTTTCTAACGTGGAGGATGCAGAATTAGAAACCTCTCATAACGGAAGTCAGCAACAGAATAATCAACAATCAGGAGAGCAGCTTAAAGCACCATTTTAATGAGACTACAGGTAATCAACAGCAACTCAGCCGGCAACGCTTACATCCTTGAATCATCTACCGGTGAAGCGTTGCTGATTGAGTGCGGTGTAAGGTTTGACAGCATCAAAAAAGCACTTGGTTTTATTCTTAGTAAAGTGTCTGGTTGCATATTAACTCATGAGCATGGGGACCATGCTAAGAGTATCACTGATGTAATGAAGGCTGGTATTAAAGTATATGCTTCAAAAGGAACACACGAAGCCTGCAACACTACTTATCATCATCGTGCTGGCATCCTTGCGTCAGGAAAAGAACAGCGGATCGGCAATTTTACAGTAATGCCTTTTGATGTATTACATGATGTAAAAGAGCCTCTTGGGTTTCTTATTTATCACCTGGAGTGTGGCACTGTTCTTTTCATGACTGATACAAAGTACTGTGAGTATAATTTTAGCGATATCCGGCTTAACAATATCATCATTGAAGCAAATTATTGCCAGACTATTATCGACAGGCGTGTTGCAGAAGGAGTCAATCCGAAGTTCTTACGGGATCGTGTATTGCAAAGTCACATGAGCCTGGCCACCTGCAAACAAACGCTGGCTACTTATGATCTCAGTGCTGTTAACAACATTGTATTGATTCACCTGAGTGATGGCAACAGTCACGAAGCCAGGTTTAAAAAAGAAGTGCAGGAGCAGACTGGAAAAGTCGTTCACGTTGCTACTCCAGGTTTAAATATTCAATTCAACAGAATACCATTTTAAAATTATGAAAGCAACACACACAGAGGGCCCATGGTATTTAGTAGACAGCTGTCATCAAATGAATTTTGCTGACACCACTATTTGCCACATAAAATATCACGGACAGGAAAAAGAATTCTTTGTTGCATCTGAAGCCACCAACCACGGTGATGTTGAAGCAACGGCAAAGCTCATAGCTGCCGCACCTGAATTACTTGAAGCCCTGAAAGAGATGATAAGGATGTATAAAAAAGTTCAGCCTGCAGGTGGCTGGCAGGGAGTCTATGAAGAAAGTATTGACGCAGTAAAAAAAGCAACTAAATAATCATGGAAGAAAAAATCATTGAACACTTCACCGCATTAGGCCGATTCAAAATTGTTTTTAATCCAGCCATCAGAGTGGTAAAAGAAAAAATTGTTACGCTGTGGATTGATGAGATGTTCCTGGTGAATATGAACTACGTAGTGAAGCTCAGCTCACTTGAGGATAGCACAATAATGGACATCAGTAAGCTGGATGAACTTGAAAGCAAGTTATTGCACTTGAGACTACACAGCATGGTTGAACAATCTAAAAAACAAACAGCATAATTATGGAAGACAATTTACAAAACCAACGGTTGCTGGAAAGCATCACCAGGTTAATTGCCGTGCAGGATACACCCATTTATTTTCCAAATCCTGTGGTGGTTAAAACGCCTGCACAAACAGAACTGTGCAGATGCTATGGTGCTGAGTTAACGCATGCAGGAGAGCTGAAAGTAATGGACCCGGAACAGGAATGGGAAGTGGTGAAAGTTGATGAGCCACACTCCGGAGCTATCCTTCATTCATTGTATCACCGGATGAAAAGCCTGGCCATGAAAAGTGTAGCTCACAATTATTAAAATTTTCAATTCATAAACCATGATAAAATTAGCGACCGACAAAAAGACCATTACTGATCAGTATAAAAAAGCAGATCCATCAGGCAAAAAATTGCTGAACCAAATATTTGGCGACAAATTCTTTCTCTCCATTCCTGAAAGGATAAAGACCTGGGAAGATGCTGCTAAAGAATATGGTGTAGATCCTGTTGAATCATTGCCCTATCCAAAACCAACTAACAACAGGCAGGAAGCTCTCAATGCATTCTATATGCTCGATATCATTTCAGAAATTCTTTGCGAAGGAGTAGTGTTGGATTGGGAGGATAGTGATCAAAAAAAGTGGTATCCGTACTTCAACGATTATACACCGGGTTCGGGCTCTCGGTTCATCGGTACGGATTACGACTGGGCGAATGCGAATGCGGCTGGCGGCGCTCGGCTTTGCGTTCCAACCAGTGAGTTAGCTGGGTATTTCGGGGAACAATTTTTATCAATCTGGAAGCAATTTTTAAACCCAATAAAATAATAAAAATGTACAAAGAAATTACAACAGTTGAAGAAGCAATGAAAAGGTATAAGGAGCCTTTTGATCTTGAAAAAATGAAAGAGGCTGTGTCTGTATTGCCGCCATCCATTAGCCGGGGAATGCTTGCGCTGGCAGTTTTGCAAGTGGTTACCTGGAGTGTGAATAATGATGATCCTAAAGAACCAGAATTCAAACCAGACTATAACAATTCAGATCAGTACAAATGGTCTAACTGGTTCCGTGGAGGTGATGAAACGGGTTCGGGCTTTCGGTTCTTCGATGCGTTTTGCGACTGGGCGAATGCGGATACGCGTGGCGGCGCTCGGCTTGCTTGCAAGGACGAAGAACGGGCCCTTCATGTGAAACAATATTTTGAAGAGCAGTACAAAGAGCTGTTCCTGATTTTGAAATAAAATAGTAAGGTGGTGTGCTGCAGTAGCCAGGCCAGGTTCAGGCTTTCAGTTCAACGATACGAATTACGACTGGACGAATACGAATACGAATGGCAGCGCTCAGCTATGCAGGAGAATTTTTAAAGCAGCACAGACCCTGGCTCTTGCCAAAAAACGACATACAAAAATAAAGGGCTTTAGTAGCGGTGAATCTGCAAGCAAGACCTTTTGCCCAAGCAAAGAAAATAATGAAAAGAATCAATAACCTTTATAGTAAGATCATTAGCATGGAGAACCTTGCTGAGGCTGAACAAAAAGCCCGGAGAGGAAAATCCCATCAATACGGAGTGCAGGCATTTGGCAAGGCTCCTGAAAAGAATTTAGCGGAGTTCCAGTAGCACAAAATTTAGAAGCTGCACCTGATACGGCAGTACAACATAAAACAATTATTCACCGGGCACCTGTATCAAAGAAAAAAGTGGAGGTGCCCATCAATCAAACACAACTGTTTTAACATGGCAAAAGTAAAAGTTTTAGGAAACACGATCTCAGGTACTGCAGAGGACATTGCAAAAGTATTTGACAAAGCAGCAAAGCGCCTGGCCGGAGATAACTCCGATGAAAAGCTGTATATCATCACAAAGGCTGCATTCAAAGGCCTGTTCTGTAACTACTCTTATGAATTTGCCACCGGCGATACAAAGGGTGATGAATGTGACAGGAAGGGATCATTGATTGTGCATGATGATATGAAGAACGCATTTAAAAAATTGCATGCACACCTGGCGGTGATCTGCGAAGAAGTAGATGGTTCCAAGATCAGGGATATTGAAACCATCGAAGAATATGATGAAGATGAGCACAAGGAAAATGGGATAGAATTTAAAATATCCAAATTCTATGTTGACTCATTCACCATTAAAGGAACCGGTGAAAACCTGAGTGTTATTTTATCGGGCAGCAAGATGCTTTCAACAGGAGATTACGTTGCATTGACCACACCAAAAAGAGAACTGGAAGGTGAGTACAAATTTGCCAATGAGCTTCGGGTTGCTATTGATGATTGTGTATTTGAGGTAGAAGAATATATGAAGGGAAAATCAAAACCCAAAATGATCCAGCCTGAATTGCCGGGACTTGATGGAAGTACAGAAGGTGAAGGAAAAAATGAAAGTTTTGATCAAACTACAATGGACTAATGCGAATCATCGATTACGATACACACTTTCATATAACATGGGAATACGACCATTGGCACAAGCATAACCTGCAGGGGGTGAAGGCTATTGGATACATGCATGGTGACGGCAGTTTTGTTACCGAGGCAAAGTACATCGTGAAGAAAGATAAAAAGTTTTGGTATGTGCCAGGCAGCTACCGGGATCAGGTTACCAAACTGATGTATAGCCACAAAGCAGAAATGATCCTGGCCAACAATATTAAGCCGGAGCAAATTGGAGAAGTGCCACCGATGGCGAAACTGGAAATTGCTATCCCATGGAAAGAAGGTGTGATCACAAGGCCCTACCAGGATGAAGGTATTGCCCAGGGAATAATTTTCAAACGCTGTTTGATCGGAGATGAACAGGGCCTTGGTAAAACATTACAGTCTATTGGCATCATGATCGGCCTGCAGATTAAACCCATCGTTGTTATTTGCCCGGCTTCTACAAAATTGAACTGGTCCAGGGAGTTTGAAAAATTCAGCCATTACAGAACCTTGGTGCTGGATAGCAAGATGCCCGCTGCAATGCGAAAAAACTGGCACCAGTATGTTGCCACCGGCCTGGTAGATGTAGTAATCATCAATTATGAAAGCATTAAAACATTCATGATTGAATACTATCCACAGGAAAGAACGAAGACCGGCAAGCGGAAGCCATGGCACAGCAAGGATGTTGTGTTGAAAGAATTCATGAGCATGTTCAAAGGTGGTATACTGGATGAAAGCCAGCGGTGTAAAGATGTAAAGACTGATCAGGCAAAGTTTGTTATCATGATTTTTCATACGCTGGAGTACAGGTTGCTGCTGTCTGGTACGCCGATCGTAAATAAACCAATAGACCTGTTCTCTCAGCTGGGCATATTAGGAATACTGAACAGGTTCGGCGGTCCCGAATATTACAAGCAGCGCTATTGTGATGGTGGCAAAGGGGCAAACAATTTACGTGAGCTGAATTACATGCTGCGGTTGAATTGCTTTTTTAGAAGAGAAAAGAAAGATGTGGCCAAGGACCTGCCGGATAAACAGCGCCAGACATTCTTGTGTGAGATCAGCAACCGGGAGGAGTACGATAAAGCAGAAAGTGATTTCCAGGCCTGGTTAAAAAGCAAAGGATATACCGAAGAAGAGGTGGCTAATAAAATGGAAGGTGAGGCCATCTTAAAAATGATGAACCTGAAAGACATTGCAGGAAGGGGCAAGATGCATGCGGTGAAAGAATTTGTGAATGATGTACTGGAGTCCGGTGAAAAATTGATCCTGTTTTGCTATCAGCGTTCGGTGGTTGATGATTGCCTGAAGCTGTGGCCGACTGCCGTGACAGTTACCGGTCGTGATGATACCCAAAAACGACAGCAGCACATTGACGCTTTCCAGAATGATCCTAAATGCCAGTTGATAGTTTGTAACCACAAAGCTGCCGGTGTGGGTATTACGCTCACAGCATCCAGCAGGGTGGCATTTATTGAATATCCCTGGACTTATGCAGACTGTGTTCAATGTGAGGACAGGGCTCACAGGATCGGCCAGAAAGACAATGTGATGTGCACCTACTTCAATGCACAGAATACAGTGGATGAAAGAATTTGGGAAATGATCATTGAGAAGATGACCATTGGCAATACTGTTACCGGTGCCACGGATATGATGGACAATATGGAACAGGTTGATAAAACACTAACGCTCTTTAATCAGGCATGAAAGGCTCTTCCATCATATTAGCGCTGCATCATTTGAAAATGTCAAAAGACTTTTTCCAGGATTGCATCCGCCAGCACCCGGGAACAAAAGGCGCAAACCTGTTTAGTGTTTATACCAACAGGATAGAATGGATTTATCGGGACATTATCACCACTCCTGCGCTGCCTGCTGTAGTGGTAGCAGGAATAAAAAAGGAATGGACCAGCGATGCCTTTACCGTTCCTGCACTGAACGAAAAGATAGCTGTACTAAACCCGGAGCAACGGGAAGCGATTGAAAACATTATTGATAAAGTATTAGCAGGAGAAGTATTAACAGTTGAAAAAATATAAGATGACAAACGAACCAATATTTTTAATAGTTGACCTGTTTTGCGGATTTGGTGGAACCACCACTGGTTTTACAGAAGCACACTTTGCCACTTTTCCGGAAGATTTAATAGTCGATTGTGTCAAAGCAGGATGTCCATTGGGAGGGGTAGTTCTTGATCCTTTTATGGGTGCAGGCACTACGGCATTGGTAGCAAGAAAGCTGAACCGGAAGTTTATTGGTTTTGAGTTAAATGCGGAATATATAGCCATTGCAGAAAAAAGATTACGTAACGAATTAGGAATGTTTTTATGAAAACTGAACAAGTAAATATGTTTTCCAATAAGCGTTTACAGATGAATGAATCAATTGATTTGACCATCCAAAGTATAAAGGCTTACTGTGAAAATTATGATCATGTTGCAATTGCATGGAGTGGAGGCAAAGATTCTACTACTTTATTAACGCTGTATATTTTTCTGCTGGAATCCGGAGCAGTACCAAAACCGAAATCAATTAGCATATTCTATGCAGACACCCGGCTGGAATTAACACCACTCAGTATTGCGGCTTATTCCATTATTGAAGAATTGAGAGACAAATGGTATGATGTTAATGTTGTGATGGCAGAAATGGATAAGCGTTTTATGGTATACATGCTTGGCCGTGGAGTGCCGCCTCCCAACAACAAAACTTTAAGGTGGTGTACACAGCAGATCAAAATAAAGCCGATGCAGGATGCCTTACAAAATGCCTATTGGGAATTGAATACCGGAAGAAGTTGCCGGGTGGAAACAAAAACTGATAACCCAATGAATAAAATACTGATGCTTACGGGTGTGAGGCAAGGTGAAAGCGCAATCAGAGACGGAAGGATTGCGATGAGCTGTAGTAAAGATGGTGCTGAATGTGGGCAGGGTTGGTATCAAACATCTATGCCGGAGGCCATGTGTGATACGCTGGCACCCATACTTCACTGGAGGATATGCCATGTATGGGAATGGTTGAAACATTGGGCACCATTAACAGCTTACGGAGAATGGAACACTAAAATAATTGGCGATGCCTACGGTGGTGATGAAGCGGAAGAAATAAATGCCCGTACTGGTTGTATTGGTTGCCCGTTGGCTAAAAAAGATACCGCACTGGATTCGATTATTAAAATGGAGAAATGGAAATACCTGGCTCCATTAAAAGAATTGCGCCCGATTTATGAATGGCTTCGCCTGATCCAAAACCGTCATCGCATGAATGGAGAGGTGAACAAAGATGGAAATCTTTCCTCCAACCCTCAGCGAGTTGGTCCAATTAAATTAAGTATCAGATTAGAAGCCTTAGATAAAATACTGGATATACAAAACAGGATAAATCAAGAAGCTGTAAAAATTGATATGCCCTTACTTGATATTATAAATAAAGAGGAGGAGCAACGAATCAGGCAATTAATTGACCTGAAGCAATTCCCAAATAAATGGACCGGTGATGAAATTGGCGGAGAGGTTTCAATTGATAAAATATACAATGACGGCACTATTTGGAAAACACTTTTTTAAAAACATTTATGAATCACACAGATATCTGGAACAACATTAATGATGAATTACGAAAGGATAAACGGGAATACACTAATTATCCGGAGCATATAATGGCACAGGTTGGAATGATCGGAAAAGAATTGGGGTTATTAACACAGGCGGCTTACTCTTCAAAGTATGATAAGCTAAAAGACATCAATTCTTATTACCATGATATGGAGATCAGGAAAACAGCCATTAAAACGGCTGTTGCAGCAATTCGATTTTTAGAAAATATAAAATAAACACGATGCATTTATTTTACGCTCAAACCATTGCCCAAAGCATCCTGCAAAAGCTGGAACCTTACTGCGATATCATTAACATAGCAGGAAGCATCCGCCGCAAATGCCAGGAAGTAAAGGATATTGAACTGGTGCTGATTCCGAAGAAATTTAATAAGCAGGAAATAAACCTCTTCCAGGAAGTGGTGAAGGAATATACAGTCATTCACCCGGATTTTGAACGACTGGTAAAGGCAACTGGCCAGGTAGTGAAAGGAAAATTTGTTGGCCGGTACATGAAAATAGAGGTGAAGCAACAGATTGAAAACATTGAATACAGTATTAGCCTGGATATGTTTATGCCGCAGCCAGATGATTACTACAGGCAGTTTGCCATCCGTACCGGCAGTGCTGATTATAGCTTCCGGTATATCGCCAGCATGTGGAGGAAAAAAGGATGGGTTGGTACTGAAAATGGGTTACGGCTGATGAAAGAATGTTTCCAGGTTGCAGAAAATAAATGGAGTTTAAAGTCTGATGTATTTATGCCGACGCTGCCACCAGTGTGGAAAAGCGAAAATGAGTTTTTTTCATGGTTGGGTGTGCAGTATCTACAACCAGAACAGCGGAACTTATAAACACACATCATTAATGAGGAAGGATTTAATACTGAAGCGAAATTATTATATCCAAAATCAACACCGCATTAAAGAAATATTGACGGAAAGATTGGTGGAAAAAGGAATGATAAAAACAAATGATGCATGGCAATTGTGTAAAGATGATTTTGGATATAGTACAATAGCACATCATTTTAAAATAATTATGAAAGACATGGTAAAAACCGGGCAGGCAAATTTTATTAACAATGGTCTGTGGTTTATCTATGGCAAAAAACACTATAAAATTTAACCGATGAATTACTGTCATCCATGCATCTGCTCACTGGAGGTGAAGCGGCTGAGAAAATTAACGATGGGAGATGTGGTTGAATATGCAGCTGATTTTTACGGCATGTCAGTAACCAGGCTTATTAAGAAGGAAAGGACAAAGGAATTGGTGTATAGCAGGTTTGTTACCATTGATTACCTGGTGAAGCTTCAGACATATAGCCTGGTAACCATTGGAAAGTATTTTAAACGGAACCATGCTACCATCATTCATGCCCGGGACAGAATACAGGAGTTAAAAGATTTGTACCCGGAGATTGTAAATGAGATGAAAGATTTTAAGGAGTACATGGACTCAAAGGTTTTTGAAGCAGCGTAATAAATAAGGTGGGTTTTGAACAATTGATTTCTCAATATCTAAATGAAAATATCTGATGGCAAATAAAAAAACAGGTTTTCAATACTGGAGTATAGAGACGGACCGCTACCAGGATAAAAAAATAAAACGATTAAAGAAAGAATTTAAAGGAATGGGTGTGGCTGTTCATGATTTTATCCTTAATGAAATATACCGGGATATGGGCTGCTTTATCATGTGGGACGAAAGTACTGCATTTGATGTGGCTGAATACTGGGATATCAAGGAGACTCTATTAAGTGAAATTGTCAACTATTGCTGTCATGTGGGTTTGTTCAATACAAAACTACTGAAGAGTGAGAGTATGCTTTCATCGAAAGGAATCCTGACAAGATGGATAGACTGGAGCACTAAAATGAAACGCACCAGTATTGTAATTCCAGAAAAATTAAAATTTATGCTGGAAGAACGGGACGAATTTCCGGAAGAATCCACCCATTGTTCCACCAGTTTGCCGGGTATTAAAAGGAAAGAAAAGGAAATAACTGAAAGAAAAGAAGTATTGGCACCGGGGGTGCCACCTGAGCAAAAAATTTATGAAGAAGGTTTAAAAACCCAAACAGCCGAAAGCAATAAAGCCGGGGCAAAAAAATTTAAAGCTCCTCAGCTGGAGGAATTAAAAGACTTCTTTCAGTCTACAGTCGGCAATCCTAAGAATCCAGGACACTGGCCGCCGGATCTCTGTTACAACGAAGCAGCTAAAATGCTGGATCATTATTCGGCCAACGGATGGAAGCAGGGAAGGGGCAAACCGATTATTGACTGGCAAGCCGCCTGCAGAAACTGGATCAGGAATAAACGGGAGGGAGCATTTGAGCCGTTAGTAGCCATTGAGAAAAAAAGCAATGAATCAGGACTGGATAAACTTAGGTCGGAAGTGGACCCGGACAGGAAAATAAGAAATGACATTAATTTTTTGTATGAAAGTTTCCTGGATGGTAAAGAAGATTTTACGAACATCGACACAACTCATTATGATTTTTTAAAGCAGTCCGGGTTGATCAATTTTCAAACAGAAGTTGTTACTGCCATCAGTGAAAAGGCTGTGAATTTTATTACTGAAAACAAGTACGAACTAACTGATAAATACAAGCTGATATGTATGAAAAAATTTGGTGTACTGGAATACTTTAAGCAGAAGCAAGAGCAGGAGGCTTTGACCGCATGAAAACAGTAATCACACTCGATGATCTGCGGAAGACCGCCTGCGCTCCATTGAACCAGGAACTTTTAAACTCCCCGAAATCGAGGGAATTAAAAAAGAAGCGGAGTAAATACAATGCAGAAAAAATTGAGTTTGACGGGCATGTATTCGATAGTCAAAAAGAATGTAACCGGTACATCAATTTGAGAGCTTTACAAACAGCTGGTGAGATAAAGGACCTGCGCTGCCAGGTGGAATACATCTTAACGGATTGCAGCTATGTAGCAGATTTTGTCTATCAGGATTTAAAGACTGGAGAAATTATAGTAGAAGATGTAAAGAGCCCGGCGACAAAGAAGCTTGCCGTTTACCGGCTGAAGAAAAAATTAATGTTATCACAATATAAAATTGAAATCAAGGAGGTATAAAATTATGAAGGGAAGTATAATAATATTTATGATGGTTGCGGTATTAGTAAATACGATCGTGCTAATTTTTGTAGCCTGCTGTTTAATTAATGAAACCGCAGAATCAGCATTGCAAATGAATATCCAGGGTGGATTAGACGAACTAAAACGTTTTGTAGGAGTGCCAGTGTTTTCAGTATTATCTTTTGTCGCAGTTATAGCAGATGCGGTTATTATGATGATGGGTATAAGTGCATGTCGAAATTTCGATCAATACAAAACACTATTTGAAGCAGAAAGAGAACTCAATGAAGAAAGGGAAAAGTATAAGCAAGCTACTGAGCAGCTTATAAAAATGCAGAAAATAACGGCTATTGTATAAAGATTAAAAAAAAGGAGCGAATGGCGCTGTTTCTTATGTGGCATGCCTTCCGCAAAACAAAAATAGTAAGATAAAAATTATTAATAACCAAAAAAACATGTATATGAAAGCAGCAGATGCCAGAAGATTAGCCCTAACAAAAAATATTAGTCAATCTGATAGCCAATATGCAAATATCATTGATGTCGTTTCCAAGGCAGCGAGGAAAGGAAATTATGAAATGTGGTGGTATGAAAATATGAACGACGATGTGAGGACTAAATTAACACAGGACGGATTTACTGTTGGCCAGGCCCAATTTGATCGAAATGAAACACTCATTAAAATTGAGTGGAAACAAATCATGTAACCAAAAAAACAAATTATGTCAATCAACTTAAAAAATTACACAACAGAAGTGCCGGCTGCCCGGAGCATCGAAAACATTGAGAAGCTACTGGCCAGCTTCGGGGCATCCAACACCATGAGAGAGTACGCTCCGGATCAGACAGTGGCAGCACTATCATTCATCGTGGATATGAATGGCATGAAGCTTCCTTTTCGGTTGCCGGCTAAACTGCCGAATGTTTACAAATGGCTCAGGAAAAAGAAACCCAACTCTGCGGAGAAAACGGTAAGGGAACAGGCATATCGTATTGCCTGGAAAACACAGCATGAATGGGTACATCTGCAGCTGACGCTGATAGAGCTGGATCAGGCGGAGAAACTGGAGTTGTTTCTTCCTTATCTGTACGATGTACAAAAACAGGAAACCTATTATCAAAAAATAAAGGGCGGTGGTTTTAAAGCGCTTCTACCAGAATCAAAATAAAAAACTATGATACCAGAAGGATATATATCAGGCCAGAGCCGTGATCACGACGATGATCATAAAGTAACACATTTGTATAAAGGAAATTTTGCTGATCCAGGCTGGCCAATGTGTGCCCGGGGATGGAACAGAGATGATGGCGAATCTTATTCGATCTGGCGAAATAATGTCAGTGATGCAGGAATATGTACTACCTGTTTTAAGAGAGCTCTGGCTGGGAAGGAACCTATTCCGTATAAAGGCTATAAAAAATATATTCCGGTAAATGTTGAAGGAAAAGAGTACCGGATCAGCCGGAAGAAAGTTATTATCGATACCGATGAAAAGTTTCACGCCAACTATGCAGGATACGAAATCATCTGTTCAATTGATGAACGTGATCTGAACCGACGTAAACCTTATTACGCATGGTGCATGCATCCTTCTGGTGGATATGTAGTGGATGGATGGGTAGGTGAAACAATGAAGGAAGCAATCGAAGTATGTATGAAAAATATTCATTTATAAAAAAAGTAAAATGCAATACAGCCCAAAACTAAAACGTGTGATGGAAGATATCAAAGCCATCTTAAAGAAAGAAGATATTGCCGGAGTCGTTGTTCTTCATAATATAGAAGGCAAGCCAGCCATCACAAAGGAGTCGATTCATGTGCAGGGATTTACTGAGTATCTCTTTCACATCAACACTTCATATTCAGCAGCCAGTATCGAAAATGACAGGTTTAAAGTAAAAGGGAAAGCTGTCCATTATCCAACCAAGGGCGTGAGGGATGAGAAAGTCGCCAACGCCGTAAACATGCTGAATCATCTTGGAATATGGACCAGTAAACTCGCTATGCAGGCAATTGACATGGAAGGCATGGTTGAAAAAATGGTGGAGAAAGACAAAGGCTTTGATGATCCTGGTACCCACACTTCTCATTCACAACAAAATAATTAAAATGAAAAAGCTATTATTTGCTATGCTGTTATTTATTGGATGCAACCAAAAAAACTGGTATCCAGAAACTGATAATGAAACTTCAATGATTGTTTATACAATGGCCACTCATATTCCACTGGAGGACTTTTATAGAAAGCTAACAGGATATGACAGTCTACAATTAATCATCCGCAATGGGGGAAAACTTGGTGCTAACTTTTGTTTTCCCAATCAATGGGAATTCGAAAAGTGGCGAAAGGACACGGTTTATATACACGATACAGTAGTCAAAATTGTTTATATAAATCAACCCAACATAAAATCAGTGAATCAAACCGGCGGACAAACGGCAGAGACAATAATAAATAACGAATAGCAGCATATTGTAAACATTATTTTAAAATGACCACCATTTATTTTATTAAGTACACGGACATAAGAGGCTACGGAAATATACCAGGTGATGTTGTAGAGTTCTTTTATTCACAGCAAGACGCCTTTCAAAGAAAGATTGAAATTTTTAAATTAATGGAAGAGGACGGCGATGTTAACTGGTATGGACCGCAAGTTGTTCATGAAATGAAAATTCTGGTAGGAAGGGTAAAGCAAAAGACGATACACCATTTGATTGACGAACTTAATAAAATCAACAAAATACTATAATGAAAGCACTTACCTTATCACAGCCCTGGGCATCTGCAATATTTAAAAAAGCAAAACTCATTGAAACCCGGGGCTGGAAATTATCGAAGAATACTTTGAAGCAGGTTCAGGCTGAAGGGCTTTTGATTCATGCAGGCAAATCAAAAACGTATGGAATAGGTACGGACAAAATTGTCTGTAGAAATATATCGATGCAGGAACCTTTTTATTCTGTTATCGGTGGCATGCGTGGATATGACGAATTACCTTTCGGTGCCATCATCGGTAAAGTAGATCTGATTGATATCCTGCCAACCGAACAAATTATTAAGCATCCGGTGTTAACAATCGGAGGCCACACCTGGTATATCAATGATAGCGAAGAGTATTGGGGTGACTACTCTCCTGGAAGATATGGCTGGTTACTGGCCAATCCAGTTTTATTCCCGTTACCAATACCATATTCAGGTAGCCAGAGTATTTGGGATTATAAATTTGAAAATATCCCTCCCACTATTTGACACATCCTCCCATTTTGTTATTTATTTTAAATAATTTTATTTATTTTAAATAACTTTATGTCATAATAAGTCGTTTTTTATTACAGCAGCAATTGAATCAAGGATTATAAAGACCCAAAATATTGAGTGGAAAAACCTGCTGTTTATACAGGAGGAGAATTTTAAGGAATGGATAAATAACGGCGATGAAAAGCTTCAGCAATCTTTATTGAAGTACCAGTTTGTAGACCCTTTCAAAGTGTGGGAGCATGATGGTAAAATTTATTGTCTGGATGGGAAGCATAGATTTTTAGACCTGGTTCAGATACAAAAAAATGGTATGCAGGTACCAGAATTATTACCAGCAACATTTATTAACTGCACCGACATTAAAGAGGCAGCCGAGTTAGTACTCGTATTTTCTTCCGCTTATGCTGCAATAACAAAGGATGGTCTATCACTATTTATAAAAAAGTTTGAACTGGATTTTCCACAACTGCAGGAACTACTCTCTATCCCTAATTTAGATATCACAGGATTTAATACAAATGAACCCCACGGATTAAAAGATACTGATTTCATTATCAAAAATCTCCAGCAACGATTTATTATTCCGCCGTTTTCTATTTTCGATTCAAGGCAGGGATATTGGCAGGATAGAAAAAAGCAGTGGCATAGCCTGGGTTTTAACAGCCAGGAAACCCGGGAAGATATTGAACTGGTGGCGAAGAGCGGACAGGCTCCGGCAATTTATGAACTTCGAAATAAAATGAGGGAGCGGCTTGGAAGAGAACCATTATGGGATGAAATAATAGCTGAAGCCAAGAACAAAGGCATGCATATTTATGAAGGTGCCAGCGTATTTGATCCAGTGCTGGCAGAGATTTGTTATAAGTGGTTTTGTCCTGAAGGAGGTATGATATTGGACCCGTTTGCGGGAGGAAGTGTTCGGGGTATTGTTGCAGGCATACTTGGTTTCGATTATTTGGGTATTGATTTGAGACCGGAGCAGGTAAGGGCAAATATTGACCAATGGGAAAATTTAAGAAATCCGGACAGTGATATTGATATTAACTGGATTGCTGGGGATAGTAATGAAATGCTCGAGAATTTTCCTGCAGGTGAAAATGTGATTGATTTTATTTTTTCCTGCCCTCCATACTTTGACCTTGAGCAATACAGTGAAGATCCTGCCGACCTCAGTAACATGACTTATGAAAAGTTTCTCGATGTCTACCGGAGTATCATATTTAAATCACTCACTAAACTAAAAACAAATCGGTTTGCTTGTTTCGTAGTAGGAGACATTAGGGATGAAAAAGGGTTTTACCGGGATTTTGTAAGTGAGACAATAGATGCGTTTACACATCAGAGTTTATGTGATGGCAATCCAATACGTTTATACAACGAAATAATTTTGATAAATGTGGCAGGATCATTACCAGTAAGAGTAGGCCGTCAATTTGAAACAGGAAGAAAAGTAGGTAAGATGCACCAGAATGTATTGGTGTTTTACAAAGGTGATCCTAAAAAGATTAAAGAAAATTTTCCAGAAATAAAGGTGGTGGAATACTTGCAGGAGTTGAATTATCAACCCAATATTGCCTTGTCAGTGATTGATTAGCTGGCGAGGCTTTAGGCTGTATTTTCTGCCAATACAATGGCTCTTTTGAGATCGGTTTTGGCCTTGATTAAAACCACTGAAAAGATTTACACGGTGCAATTTAACGATTGCACCGTACCGGTTCATCGCTGGTTTCATAAATTAGATGTCTAAAAGCCCTTTTTATGACATCGTCCAGCAAACTAAAAGACATTGAAAAGCTATTGATTATGAAGCAAACAGTAAAACCTATTATCGATTTGATTGAGCAACGATTAAAGACCCGTCGCACAATGCTTGATACTTTAGTGATACAGCCAGTGGATAATGTACCGGAATCCATCAAGAAAATGCGGGAGGAGGAGTCCAGCAAAATAAGAGCAGTGATCCAGGAGCAGGAGGATCTGCTGGCCACCATAAAAGTTTTATACCCCAATGGATAATCCCAAGAAAAAGAGAGTTGACAAAACTGAATATCTCAAAAGAATTTTTGCGATACAGGGGTGGATTGTAGAAGGTGTGCAATCTGCACTAATTATTAGACAGATACTTTCAAGTGAATGGTGTAACAGTCAGCGCCATGCAGAACGCATGTTAAAAAATGCCCGTGATCTATGGACAGAAATTCCAGAAGCAGAAATGGAACAAAAAAGACGGCTCCGAATTTCGAAACTGGAACAATATCAACGATCCTTAAAAGATTTATATAAAGGAACACCTGCAGGCATTTCCGCTTTAACTGCTGTTGAGAAACTTATTATTGAACTTGAAGGAATAAAGCCTGCACAAAAAGTTACGCACAGCGGTGAAATAGGAATCCGAAAACTAATGAATATAGACCCACTCTCCAATGATCCAGCAGACGACAGCATTGCGTAAAATTGCCGGGCTCAAAAAAAGAATCAAGGGAATCCAGGGCGGGCAGGGTGCAGGTAAAACCTATGCCATCATAATGCTGCTTGTCAATCACGCTTACTCCAAACCAAATAAAGAGATATTCGTTGCATCAGAGGAGCTTTCAAAAATGCGGATCACCGTTATTAAAGACTTTGTAAATATTATGAAGGCATTTGGAATATTTACAAAAGCAAGTTGGGTTGATGGTACTCTATACAGGTTTGAAAATGGAAGCTTTATTAAGTTTATAGGTCTTGATAAGGAAGATATCGGTAAGGGTTTGCGATGCGATGTTATATTTATTAATGAAGCAAATAAAATAAAGTTTGAGACTTACAGAGAACTTACCAGCAGGGCCAAGCAGATCATTATAGATTTTAATCCTAATAAAAAATTCTGGTTTCATACCGAGGTAAAAACCCGTACCGATTGTGATTTCCTGAAACTTACCTACCTGGATAATGAATACCTGAGTGAAGAAGAGAAGCATGAAATTCTAAGATATAAACAACTGGGTTATGCGCCAGATGATGCAGATGGATTTGCGGTTGATAAAAACGGTGAACTGATCATTGTAAATAATTATTGGGCCAATATGTGGCGGGTTTATGGCCTGGGAGAAATTGGGCAGGTAGAAGGAAGAATTTATACGTGGAGACCAATTCCCTACAGTGAGTATCTTAAAATCAATAAGAAGGTGTACAATGGTTGTGACTGGGGTAAAGTTGATCCTTTTGCGGTTGTAGAATGCAAATACAGCGACGGTAATCTCTATGTGCATGAATTAAACTATGCCAGTGAAAATGAATGGGAGCGGAAAATGAGCAGCGCCCAGCTGCACCAGATAAAAGCAGGCGATGACGGCGATAATGAAGGATTGATAGCATGGTTGTTTAAACATATGAGCGTTGATAAATCCACAGTGATATCATGTGATAATAACCGGCCCAATAAAATACTTTCACTTAGAAATTCGGGCTGGGAATATGCGGTTGCTGTTGGGAACAAAAGTAAATTGCTGGACAGGATAGGTATTTTATCAGGTATGAATATTTATTATACAGATTGCTCTAAGAATATTGAAGCGGAACAGGAAAACTATTGTTATTCAAAAGATAAAAATGGGGTAATTCAGGAGGAGCCCATAGACCAGGATAATCATACAATTGATGCCATCGCCTATTGCTGTCAATACATGTTTAATGAAGGCATTATCCGTAATATTTAACTTCGATCTAATTTATTTATTTTAAATAAAATTATTTAGAATAAATAAAATATTTTATTATTGTGCAGAATTTACCCGATAAACACGGGTCATTCCGAAAAATCTTGAACAAGTACACTGTAAAATCTGTTTTATCAGGGCTGTTCAGCAGCATATATAAACCTCGCCGTGATGACGACGGTTTTATTCCCCTCACCAGTATTGTTGGTATTGCTCCCCGGTTTAATGAATATGGCAAGAATGTAGAAAAGCTACAGGCTATTCTTTCCAATCCTGCCCTGTTGAAAGTCTTCTGTCTTCAATGTGATATGTTCTCACTTGGAAAGATTTGTGTAGAGCAAGATGAAATAGAAGTACCCGATGATCCCATTGCTGAGCTTTTAAACAATCCTAATCCGTTGCAATCCCGCTCCCAGTTTTTATGGGACTTTATGTTTTGGACCATGGTAGGTACTTCTTACTGTTACGTAGACAGTGCCATCGCCAATAACAAGGAAAATAAGATCTATTTTTTAGACCCTACAAAAATGGAATTCCCTGATGAACTGGTAAGGGCCCAGGATAAGTTTGTTTTCTCCAACAAGACTAAAGCGGATCTATTAAACATGAAAATCAAATACAAGTTTTTAGATGGCAGCTCTACGCAAATGCCGCTCTCAAAAATCATCATCATTACTGACATGACCAATGGAACCGGTAACTGGTTCAAGGGTAGCAGCCGCATTGATGCATTGTATAAAGTGATCTCCAATACCGAAGCTGCTTTGGATGCCACCAACATCAACACCAGGTATTCAGGAAAATTTTTAGTATCCGGCACTCAGGATCCAAAAGATGTATCAAAGGTGCCCCTGAGCACGGAGGATGCACAGGATATGGAAACAAAGATCAATGGAAGAAAGCAGGTGCATGCCTACAAATCGATGGTAGAAATAAAGCGTTTTGTGGAGGACCTGAGAAAAATGGAACTGGGTAAAAATTACCTGGAAAGTTATTTTTTAATAGGATCAATGTATAACATTCCAAGAGATGTGCTGGAAGCAAATGTAAGCAGTACTTATGAAAACCAGGAGAAGGCAAGAGCCAGTCATGTAAGCTATACACTGCAGCCAAAGGGAAATGATTTGATGCAACAGCTGGCTGCCTATTTTAAATACGATGTGCTGAAGAAAAAGATTGAAATTAAATGGGACCACCTTCCATTTATGCAGGTGTTTGAAAAAGACAGGGCACTTACCAGGCAAGCTCAATCAGTAACGTTAACTAACCTATTAAAACTTGGAGTGAGTATAGAGGAAGCCAATAGTTTTTTAGGTACAAATTTTACAAATGCAAAGTATGAACAACCAAAGCAAAACAACACAACCCAACCAGGAGCAGCAGCCTAAAAAGTTAACTCCGGAGGAAGCAAAAAAACTACTTGAAAAGAAGGAAGCATTAATTAAATCAGGTAAACCTATAAAAAAATGATACAGTGTAAGGCCATATTCGATGATAAAGTTTTCTCCACGAAAGAGGAATTTCAAAAGCATGTTCGTGAGAACGTTGATGAAATTATACGGGTGAAAAAGGCATCTGTTTATGAGTCGTTAGGCAAAGGTGCATTGCTTTCTGCTTTCATTGATTATGCCGGTAAAACAGCCGAACAGGTAAAGGTTGGTCCTCAGATGAAGGAAGGATATATCTACCCTGTTATAAACAGTTGTAATTATTTCGACAGTCATTGGGATGTTCATTTTGACGGAATATGGAACAGGTCAGCCAAAGATCAAAACGGTAAGTTGTTTTATGTACTGGACCATGAAGTAAAAACCGGAACCATCATCGCCTGGCCGGAAGATGTAAATGTGATGGTGAAAAATGTACCATGGAGTTTTATCAACATGCCCTATGAAGGAACAACAGATGCACTCATTTATGAGATTGATAAAAATAAAATTGTGAGTGCTGTAGCCAAGGAAATTGTTGACAACCGCAGGCCGGTACAGAATAGTGTGAGAATGCAGTATGTCACGATCAAATTAGGAATGAATAGTTCCCGTAAAGATGACGTGGAATACAAAAAATATTATGATGATCATATTGACCTTATTGTAAATAAAGAGGAAGTGATTGATGGAGGGGAAGTGTTTTTTGGAGTGGAGGAAGCAAAGATCGTAACAGAAGGCAGTATGGTGATCCGTGGTTCCAACAGGGCCACACCAGTAAGACAGAAACAACCGGTGACCGCAACCAGCACCACCGTTGATATACCAGGGGCCGCAACCAGCACCCCAAAAGAAACAATATTTATCAATCCAAATTTATTTTAAAATGTTCAAGTATAAAACAGAAGCGGAACTAACCGCAATGACACCGGAACAAAGGGACATCTATGGCGAACAAAAAAGAGAGTTCGAAGCCAAAGCAACCTTAAAAATGATCACTGATGCGATCAAAGAAAGATTTCCTGAAAAAACAGCAGAAGAAATAAAAACTGAAGCTGATGCCATCAAAGCAAAAGAAACAGCGGATAAACTGTTGGCTGATGAAGTAAAGGAAATCAAAGAAACTGTAAACCAGTTGAAAGAAAATACCGGTACTTCCACCACAAAAGAAACGTTGTTATCTGTTGTGGAAAAAAACTTTGATAAGATCAAAGCATCTAAGGAAAAGGGTAAGGAGGCAACATTTACTGTTAAGGCCGATACCGTTAGGGCATCTGTTACTAACAATGCCATGGGCCAGATTGATCCGGTTATAGGATCGCTTGCTCATCGTAAATTAACTATCTACGATATCTTCAGGAAGATACCTATTGGTAAGGACATGAACGGTGTTTATCGTTATGCTGATTGGGATAAAGACACTACCGTACGAGCAGCTGCTGCTGTAGCAGAAGGTGCCAACTTTCCATCAAGTACTGCTAAATGGCAGATGTATTCTATTAACCTGGAAAAGATTGGTGACTCTGTTCCAATGAGCGAAGAACTGGTGTATGACTCTGCCATGTTTGCTGCGGAACTGGATAATTTCCTGCGTGTGAACGTAGCCATTAAAAGGGATGATGACCTTACTACAAGTAATGGTACCAGCCCTAATATCTTTGGCATTTTAACAATTTTAAGTGCTTATGTACCTGCTGCAGCCGGCATTGTGGATGCAAGTATTTATGACCTGATTGTTAAAGTGAGAGAAGCTATCACTAAGCCTTTCGGCAGCAAATTCAGCCCTAATGTTGCGCTGATGAACATCACCGATATCAACAGGATGAAGCTGAAAAAAGATGCCAATAACAATTACATCCTTCCTCCATTCTTCAATAAAGACGGCCAGATCGTTGATACCTGCACAGTGATAGAGTGTAACTCTCTTACTGCAAACAGCATGATCTTAGGTGACAGCCGTTGGGGAGCGATAATTGAAGAAGGTGATATCACTGTTACAACAGGTTTTGCAACAGGAGATTTTGAAAGTGATATGCAAACCCTTAAAGCCCGTCAAAGATTAAACCTGTTGATCAAAAACAGTGAGAAACTGGGTTGGTTAAAGGTTACTGACATTGATGCTGCTTTAACAACACTGGCATCTTAAAAAACTTTTTATTATGAGACAGATAACATTTCTACAGGATTTCGCAGTACATGAAAAGGGTAAAACCATTTCTATTGATTCAATGACGGCAAGTAACCTGGTGGCAAGGGAAGTAGCGGTTTATGCCGTTAAAGAAGTTCCCCTTATTCCAATAACTGAACCAGTAGTTGAAGCAACAAAGGAATTAATCAATGAGCAAAAGGAAAGCGCAATTACTACAGAAGAGGTAGCAGGGCAAGAGAGTATAAATTCAGAGACCCCTGAAAGTATTGCTGATGAACAATTGCCAGTAATCATTGCTGAAACAACACCTGCAATTCCTGAAGAAGACGTCTCCAAGAAACAACATTTAAAAAAAGTAAAAAACAAGTAACAATGAAAAAGATCTTTTGTCTTTTAATAATGTCGATGATTTTTGTCTGTGGTATAAAAGCACAGACAAAAGCTTCACTGGTGACAACGACCACCTATGGGAATACCCTGGATACTGTTGTCAACACGGCCTCCAAGGTTACAACTCCTTTGATTATAGGAGCCTGGAAATTAGGAGTAACAGCCCAGGTAATTGTAACAAAGATTTCCGGAACGGTCGGTGGTTCAATTGGTTTGTATGGATCAATGGACGGAACCAATTTTAATTTAATTGGCTCTGCCTCTACTCCTTCGGATGCCTCTGCGAACTACAGTTTTAATACCACTGCGGCGTGGAAGTATTACCAGGTGAAGTACACGGGAACCGGCACCATGTCAGCTTCCATGAAAACTTATATAATGCCCTATTAAAATGTCATTGATTAACAGCTTATATTTTATTGGCGAAAGGAATATTCCGAACAGTACTTCTAACGATGTACTGAGCACATTGAATTACTTAATTGAAATTCATGAAAAGAAATATCGCCTGAAGTCTTTAGGGTATGAGCTGTTTAAAGCATTTAATATTGGGCTGCTGGAAGCAACTGTTGATCAGCGTTACCTGGATATTTTGCTGGGCAAAGAATTCACTGGCAGGGATGGACAGTTAAAGAAATGGAACGGATTAGTATCTGTAACAGAATCTACTCCTTCATTACAAGTTTCTTTGTCCTCGGCCAATGATATATTTTTTACAGTGGGTATTGGCCCTGGCAATCCTGTTGATGGTGACATTACTTACGTGAACACAAGCCTGGCTAACAAAAATTACCGTGTTGTGCAGCGAATGTATGGTCCACTGGAAACGTTAAAGGATGACAATAGTAACAGCGACAGAGCAGACATTATCATTAATCCATCAGGAGGCTTTACCTGGCGCAATGCTAACAAGTTTGCGGGTAACGACAAATATGTGATTGAGATGGCCTCTGCAATACTGGATATTAGTTCGGTAGAAGTTGTTCCAGAACCAGATAGTCCGGCAGCTGACTATGTTTATTACTACTGGCTAAAAAATCAATCTACACAAACAACCGGAATTGGAGAAGTAAAGCCAGTGGCACAAAATGCAGCAGCCGTAACAGCAATGGAAAAAATGTGTAGTACCTGGAATGCTATGGTGGAAAAAACAAAGTTGCTGACAGAATTTTTATCTGTTAACAGTACCGTGTATCCGGAGTTTCAAAAATATGCCTTGAGCCAGGAACTGGAAATATTACTTACCAGGTTAAATCCATTTTTTAATTGAGCCAGAAGCCCTCCATATCAAAAGCCTTTGCAAAGATTGTTACTGATACAGAAACAGCAATCATAGCAGATACTACGTTGAATTGGGGATCACTTCCAAAGAAGGTTCATTTTATGTCTGGCAATTTACTGGAGATATCAAACCGGTTAACGGAAATGACCAACAGCCCCAATCCACTTATTAGTAATGGTAAGTACCCGTTAGTGGCGTTGTTCAAGGATATAACCGAGGATATTATCCAGGGCGATAAAGGATTGGAAAGTACGTTTGATGCAAAGCTTGGAATATTTACGCTATCCACCCAAACAGACAGGCATGATCAGCGGCGGGATAAAAACTTCATTCCTATACTAATTCCGATACTGGAAAAAATGATTGACGTAATCAGTAGAAGTACTCAGTTCGGAATGCCAGATATTAAAAGTATGAGGTTAAAAGCAACCAACTGCTATTTCTATGGCAGCACACTAAATAACAAAAATCAGTTCAATGATTTCGTTGATGCGATTGAAATTGAAAGGATCTCTTTAAACATAAAAAACATTATTTGTTAACTTATTAATTTAATAATATGTCACTCAATTCAGCATGCATTGCAGCCGGTTACAATGGAGGTACTATACCATGTGCCCCAACACCCGGCGTATTAAAATATCTTGCAAAATGGGAAGGTAAGCTAACGCTTGAAGAACTTCTTTTGGGAGATTTAAACTGTGAAGTCATTTTAGCCGGCCACAGTAAAAAAAGTAAATCAGATGGCAGTAAACTGGTATTGTTTCCGTTGGTTCATGAACCAACCAATAAGAAGGAAGCCAATACTGTAGTAACGCTGGCTGATGGTTTTACAGAAACCACCAGGGAAGGGTTACCGTCCTATGATCTCAAGATCATCACTGACCTTTACCAGGTAACACAATTGCGTAAAGGAAACAACAGGCGTACCCGTTATGCATTCATCGATGATAAGCTGCAGTTTCTTGCAACTTTTAACAGCGATGGAGAAGTAGTAGGAAGGTCCGGTAAATTCTTTACTGATGGTATCGATGCCAAAGGCTATGATAAAGCAACCGGCGAAACAATGATCGCCATACAGG